CGATCCATCAGCACATTTTCAGACTGCTCTTTATACTGGTGATGGTTCAGCACATTCAATAGGCAATGATGGTAATAGTGATTTAAAGCCTGACTGGGTTTGGATTAAAAAAAGAAGTGCTTCAGGTAACCATTCTGTATTTGACTCAACAAGAGGTGTATATGAAGAACTGGTAACGAATGGTACAAATGCAGAAGCATCAGATGTACAGCTTTTAACACAGTTTGATACTGATGGTTTTACAGTAGGAACAAATAGTGGTGTTAATGGTTCGGGTGCTACATTTGTCGGATGGCAATGGAAAGCCAATGGTGGTACGACTTCAAGCAATACGGATGGTGCTACGACCTCTACAGTTCAAGCCAATACTGATGCAGGATTTAGCATAGTTACTTGGACTGGTACAGGTTCAGCAACAACTTTAGGACATGGTTTGGGTGTAGCACCTGCTGTTTTAATAGTAAAAAATAGAAGTACAGCAGTTGACTGGGCTGTTTATCACAAAGACCTAACAGATGCAGGGTATGTACTACAATTAAATACAGCAGATGGTGAAGTTGATAGTGGAACAAACAGGTGGAATCATACTGACCCAACCTCAAGCGTATTTTCTGTAGGTTCAGGACAGCAAACTAATCAAAGCTCAAATAACATGGTTTGTTACGCCTTCGCAGAAAAACAAGGCTACAGCAAGTTTGGCAGTTATACTGGTAATGGAACCGCAAACGATGGACCTTTCGTGTATCTAGGATTTAAACCTGCTTTTGTGATTATTAAATCACTTGCTGCTACAGGTGCACACTATTTATGGGATACAAAGCGAAATACTTTTAATGGAGCAGATGATACTGTAAATGCAGCAGAAGCTGATGCAGAAACATCTAATGGAATTATGACAGTAGATATATTAAGTAATGGCTTTAAAATAAAGAATACAGGAGCAAACAATGGAACAAACCAATCAGGTACAAAATATGTGTATTACGCATGGGCAGAAAATCCATTCGTAACATCAACAGGAATTCCAACAACAGCGAGGTAAATTATGTGGGCATTAGTAGAATCAGGAAGTGTTAGCAAAGTCTATACACGACCAAAATCAATAACATTAGGAGATATTCAATATCCTAGTAACATCTTTATGCTTTGGACTAGCTCTGAGCTAGAAGCCATAGGCATTTATGAAGTGGTTATAGACAACACCAATTATAAAGACCCTGCATATTATATTAATACGAATCAATCTTTTGCATTTGGGAGCGGCAAAGTTACAGCCACCTATGGTACAGCAACAGCTAGACCTTTAGATAATGTTTTATGGCAAGATGGTGACTCAGATATGCCTGAAGGAACTTCAGTAGGTGATGTAAAACAATCTGGAGTAAGACCACCTAAGTTAGCTATTGTAGACCAACAAGCTTATGGCTTACTCCAGCCTAATGACTGGATGGTAGTTAGAAATGCAGAAAGCTCTAAAGCCATACCTTCAGATTGGTTAGATTACAGAGTAGCAGTAAGGACAGCGGCAACTGACATGAAAACAAAAATAAATGCAGTTGCAAATGTAGATGCTTTGGCTGCATTATATGTGTATAACGATGCCACACCACCAGTAAGACCACTTGGTGAGTTTCCAACAGAACCAACTTCATGATTTATGAAATAATTAATTTAAGTGTAGGTGTGTTTATATTTTCAGGCACACTTGTTTTATTGATCGGTAATAGTGATAACCACTCTTTATAGGAGAAAATTATGTTAGATATGATATTAAAAATAATTCAAATAGCCCCTTGGGTTATTTCAGGAGCGTCTTTAGTTTGTGCTTTAACACCAACACCAAAAGATGACCAAATGCTTGGCAAAGTTTATAAATTAATTGATTGGTGTGCAATTAATGTAGGTAAAGCAAAAGAAAAATAACTCATGACTACTGCAAAAGAAGCGTTGATTAAACTAGAGTCGCATGAAAAACAATGTGCAATAAGATATGAACATATCGAAAAACGTCTAGAAGAAGGTTCTGCTAAATTTAAAAGACTTGAACTTATTCTTTGGGGTTTATATGGTTTAACAGCTGCTTCTTTAGGCGTTGATAAATTATTGTAGGAGAGTTAGATGCCTTTACAAAAGTTCCTTTTTAAACCTGGAATCAACAAAGAAGGAACAGCTTATTCAAACGAAGGCGGTTGGTTCGATTCTAATTTAATTCGTTTTAGAAAAGGTCTTCCTGAAAAAATAGGGGGATGGGCTAAAAGTGTTGCTAATTCATTTTTAGGAACGGGTAGAGCTTTACACGCATGGGTTGCTTTAGATGGAACAAAATATTTAGGATTAGGTACTAATTTAAAATATTATATTTTAGAAGGAGCAAGTTTTAATGATATAACTCCTATAAGATCAACAGACGAAAATGTTACAACGTTTGCAGCTACTAACGGTAGTGCTGTTATAACAGCAACAGATACAGCTCATGGTGCTGTTATGAATGATTTTGTAACTATTTCTAATGCTGTATCTTTAGGTGGTAATATTACCGCAGCAGTTTTAAATCAAGAACATCAAATAACTTCTATACCCTCACCGAACACTTATACGTTTACTGCTTCTGCTACAGCAAATGCTAGTGATTCAGGCAATGGCGGCAGTGCAACTGATGCTGCATATCAAATAAACACAGGAATTAATACGTATGTACCTTCTACAGGTTTTGGAGCAGGTACTTGGTCAGCAGGTACTTGGGGTTCAATAACATCGATTAGTTTTATAAACCAGTTACGGTTATGGTCGCATGATAATTTTGGTGAAGATTTAATTATAAACCCTCGAGGAGGAGGTGTGTTTTATTGGGATGAATCTAACGGGCTTACTACGAGAGCTGTTGCTCTTTCAAGTTTATCAGGAGCTAATCTTCCTCCTACGTTAGCTTTACAAGTTTTAGTATCTGATATCGATCGACACGTAATTTGTTTTGGTGCGGATCCTTTAAATGCTTCTGGTACAGCAAGAACAGGTTCTATTGATCCAATGCTTATTGCTTTTTCTGATCAAGAAAATGCAGCACAATGGGAACCTTTAGCTACAAACACTGCGGGTTCTCTTAGACTTTCTGCGGGGTCTTCTATTGTAGGAGCTTTAAGATCTAAACAAGAAATATTAGTTTGGACGGATATTGCTTTATATTCTATGTCTTTTATAGGACAGCCTTTTACATTTGGATTAAATTTAGTAAATGAAGGAGTAGGTTTAATAAGCCCTAACGGTATGGTAAATACTCCTAAAGGTATTTTTTGGATGGATAAAAAAGGTTTTTATGCTTATAATGGAGCTGTTCAAGAAATACCATGTACCGTCCAAAATTATGTTTTTAGCGATTTAAACGAAACACAAAGTTATCAAGCGTTTAGTTTTGTTAATAAGGCTTTTGATGAAGTAGGTTGGTTTTATTGTAGCGGTAGTTCTAACGTTATTGACCGATACGTAGTTTATAACTACGAAGAAAATCTTTGGACTATTGGATCTTTATCTAGAACTGCTTGGTTAGACGAAGGTGTTTTTGATAATCCTAAAGCTGTTTTATCTTCTTCTGATATTGGTTATGTTTATAACCATGAGGTAGGTAATGATAATGATGGTTTACCTATGACTGATGTATTTATCGAATCTAGTGATTTTGATATTGATCCAGGAGGAGAAGACTTTCAATTCATTAATAGAATTATTCCAGATATTAAATTTACAGGAACAGCAGCAACAGGTTCTGACGGACAAGCGGTTAACCTTGTTTTAAAACGTAGAAATTTTCCAGGAGAGGATCTAACAACAGCGGTAACAAGTACTTGTACATCTAATACAACAAAAATAGACACTAGAGTAAGAGGCAGACAAGCAGTGCTTCGTATTGAATCTAATGACGATGGTGTTGGTTTTAGAGTTGGAGCAATGCGATTAGATTTTAGACCTGACGGTAGAAGATAATGGGTAAATTATTAGAAACTAAATTACCGATTTCTATTGGTGAAGTTTCTTCTGAAACATTTAATCGTTTAGTAAGAGTATTAGAATTAAGTTTAAATAAAGTCGATGTAAATTCCACACTTACAGTAAACGAAACTCAACGTAATGAAAATAAATTTAATAGTGGCGATATTATATGGAATTTAACTAGTAATCAGTTACAGTTATGGACAGGCGAAAAATGGGTAAATTTATATTCAGGAAACGAAACACATTTCCAAGCGTCTGCAGAATTAGGAAATGTAACAGTTACGCTTGGTGGCGTCGTTACAATACAACTTTGAGTAAATTAAATATGGATATTAATAAATTAAGAGAAGAATTAGAGTTTGATGAAGGCTGTGTATATGAAATTTACAATGATCATTTGGGTTATCCTACTTTTGGTATTGGTCACCTTGTGCTTGAAAACGATCCCGAACATGGAAAACCAGTTGGAACCCCAGTATCAAAGGAACGAGTTATCGAATGTTTTGAAAAAGATATAGAGTCTGTATTTGCTGATTTAGAAAGAAATATGCCTTGGGCGTCTGATCAGCCTGAAGATATAAAACGTGTATTAGCTAATATGTGTTTTAATTTAGGCATTACACGATTATTAAAATTTAAAAAGTTTTTAGGAGCTTTAGAATCGAAAGATTATAAAACAGCTTCTGAGGAAATGATGGACAGTAGATGGGCTACGCAAGTAGGTCCTAGAGCTGACCGATTAAAACAACGAGTATTAAACGGAGACTAATATGAAAAAAGCAAAAGGTTATAAACGCGGAGGAGCTATTAAATCTTCTAAATATAAGAAGAAAGGCGGCTCTAAAAAACGTATGATGAAAAGCTCTAAAAAGAGAAGTAGCAAGAAGAAGTAAGTGCCTTCTCTAATAAGTAACATCCCACATTTCAAATGTTGGGTGCGAAGGGAGTTCACCGCGAATCATACAAAATATCATGGAGAGTTTCTTCATGCAATAGCTTTTGCTGTTAATACAATACCCGATAGGTCTTTATCGTTTCAAGTAGTTTTTACAGGCTGTGAAACTGAATATGAAGATTGGGATGAAGGTAATATTCACGGTGGAGCTATGTGGGCTAGAATGCCCATACAAGGTTTAATTGCCGATATACCTGTTGAAGAATGGGCGGTTCCTATGGAAGATCATATAGCTCAACCATGGGATTGTGAAGCGAGAGATCATTCTGTAATAGTTATGGATAGAGTAAGTTCTAGTCCGTGGCTTTGCAAAATCGATGGAAAGTTTTATACTGGTAAATATATGTTCACTGTGGACTATACAGGAAACGCCATCGCGGATTGTCCTGCACAACACAAACAATCTCATGTATTATATATTACAGAAGATTGCAAATGGAAAGGTAACTTAGTTGCTTTACCTAACAACAGGGTAAGAGCTACAAGTCCTGCTTTATGGGTGACAGGTGAAGGAGCCCCTGATTTTATTCCTTCCCAACATCTTCATTCAGCGGAAGGACATGAAAGCTATTTAGACCCTGCAATAACTTTTAATAATTTATACGAGGATTAGTATGGCTAACAGAAAAAAGACTCATAAGACTAAAGACGGTCGAACAGCTAAAAAAGGTTTATATTATAATATAAACAAAAAGCGTAAAGAAGGTAGAAAGATGCGAAAGAAAGGAGCTAAAGGTGCTCCGACTGCAGCAGCCTTTAAACGTTCTGCTAAGACCGCTAAGAAGCCTAAAAAGAAAAAGTAATGGCTAAGCCGAAGAAACGCACAGAAAAGTCTATACGACGCACTACGAAGGGTAAGGGAGCTAATTTCCGATCTACTAAGTCTGGTGCGGGTATGACTAAAAAAGGCGTAGCGGCTTATCGACGTAAAAATCCTGGATCAAAATTAAAAACAGCGGTTACAGGTAAAGTTAAAAAAGGTAGTAAAGCAGCAAAAAGACGTAAATCATTCTGTGCTAGATCGAAAGGTTGGAAAGGTGAACGAGGCAAAGCGGCTAGAAGAAGGTGGAAATGTTAAATGTATGAATATAATTGCACAGTTACTAGGGTGGTTGATGGCGACACTATTGACGTTATCCTTGATCTTGGGTTTTCTATTCTTCACAAGTGTCGTGTACGTCTTTATGGGATTGATACGCCTGAATCAAGAACCAGAGATAAAGACGAAAAAGCCAGAGGTAAACTTGCGGCTAAATTCTTAGAAGATTCAATTAATAACGGTGACGTAGTTGTTTTACAATCTAAACTTAAAGACTCTAAAGGTAAATATGGACGGGTTTTAGGAGCTGTTATTGTAGACGGTGTGGATATTAACGAAGAAATGATTACTAAATTTTTTGCTGTTAAATATTTTGGTCAAAGCAAAACAGATATTGAAGCAGAGCATTTAGAAAACAGATCAAAATTAATAGAGTTAGGACAGTTTGATCCTACTACAATAGGTAAATAATATGAACGACGGACAAGGCAGGTTTGGCGGAGATATGGATCGTAATGAAGTTGAGATGGATCTCAACAAATTTATGGCGATGATACAAGAAATATCCGATCTTAAAGATAAAATAAGAGATTTAGAAGCTGACGATAAAATAAACCCACACCAAAAATGGATTCATTTAGCTAAAGCGGTAGACTCATGGCGTATTTTTCCTAGAGCTTTTTTAACTGTTTATATTGTTTTATTGTATAAATGTACTATTTGGTTTATGGAACTACCAGAACCTAGTTTTGAACAATCAGGTCTTATATCGATTGTTGTTGGTGCAGGTGCTGCTTGGTTTGGTTTATACGCAGGTACAACAGGGAGTAGTAAACAGTTTAAGGGTGAAGATTAGTGAGTAAAAAAGAAGAACAACAACACGACAAGATCCTTTCATGGGCGGGTATTCTGTTTTTAATAACAGTTGTAATTGGTTTATCTATAAACGTAAACGCTCAATCTAGCCAACAATCAGGCACAGCTTGTGTCAATGGCTCACAGTATTGTGAAAATAATAGTTTAGATACAGTCAATACAACGACGACGACTAATACCAATACTAACACCAACACAAACACTAATACAAATTCCAACACGAATAACAACACCAACGTCAACACTAATACAACAAATACGACTGCATCAAATACCAACGTAAATACGAACACGAACAATAACACCAACAATAACGTAAACACTTCAACAGCAACTTCGACATCGAATAATACCAATACAAACAATAACGTTAATACTTCGACTTCTAATTCAACGGTTAATTCAACAGTGAATCAAAACGTTAATAATACAAATAATTCAACGTCGACATCAAATAATACGAACACTAACACTAACGTAAATCAATCGACTTCGGATTCGAACGTTACAACAGATAATCGAAACGTAAACGAAAATAACTCAAGATCCGATAATACTAATCGGAACATAAACGAATCTAATAGTACGCAAACAATTAATCAAAACGTAAAAAGTGAAGCACCTCCTGCTTCTGCTATCGCACCTAGTATCATGTCTTACTCACAAGACCTCTGTACAACAGGTGTCTCAGGAGCTTTTCAAGGACAGGTGTTTGGTTTATCTGGTGGTAAAACTATTGTTGATGAAAACTGTGAAAGGTTAAAACTATCTAAATATTTGTATGATATGGGAATGAAAGTAGCATCGGTTGCATTGCTCTGTCAAGACGAAAGAGTGTTTAAAGCTATGTCGATGGCAGGTACGCCTTGTCCGTATAATGGTAAAATTGGTAAAGAAGCTACTGTAGCATGGGAACAAAACCCACAAAAAAGACCTGATAAAGATGACGCTTTAGACGAATACATAGCTCAATGTACTCATGAATCTAATCCTAATAGAGAAAAAATAAACAGAGATGTTGTGGGTGCGGTCAAAACTATTTATACAAGAAAAACTAAAACAGCTAAACAATGCAAAAAAGAGTTTTATTCTACGCGTTAGGGTGTTTATTTAGTTTTAATGTACTAGGGCAGTATACATACGAAGCTAATCAAGACCTTTACGACCTTAATGCTAATGCTAATAACTTCAACGGTGAATTAGCGTACGAGGTATCCGATGATGGAATTAGTCCCGCGATTGATCTTTCTTTTAATTTTACTTTTTATGGCTCTACGTTTTCACAGGCGAGGATGGCAACAAATGGATGTCTTCATTTTGGTAATAGTGGCAGCTATTGTAATGACTATACTCCTGACCCTATTAACGGACAACATACTTATACCATATACCCTTTCTGGACTGATCTCATAAGAGACAGTAACTCTCGCATGAAATCTTGGGGTGATTCTAGCAAGATGATCTTCGGGTGGTACAATCTTCGAGAATACAATAGAAGTAATACAGATAACAGTTTTGAAGTAATACTTTGGAATAATAATTCTTTTGATTTACGCTACAGAGAATTAGAAATTATTAACCATGATGTTCTTATAGGTGAGGTAGGGGCGAATAAAACTAATTCTTATACGTATTATTATCACGATGAGTGTAACACAGGTACAACCAATAGCTCTAGTTGCGTAAGCACTAATTGGAACAATATAACGATGAATACCACATTAGAAAACGGTGGTTCTTTATATGGTTCGGGTAGTGGTAATGGTGTTGATTGTAGCGATCCGTTAAACGATAGTAGTTGTTCAGGTTACGCAGATGCGTATCTTACACAACAATGTAATATTACGCAGTTACATAGTGAATCTTGTCCTAATTATTGGGATGCTTATGATGATTTACAATGTGCAGACGATCCACAATACGCACCATTTTGCCAAGGTTATAGACAAGAAGAATCAGTAGCTTTCTTCGATGACGAGCAAGTTGATTATGGTTTTATAGATGAACAAGAACAATTTGCTACAGGTATATTTACTGATGATCATCAACAACATCATGATAACTTAGGTTTTGAAGACCCTAATGAACCTATAGAAATATTTGAAGAAGAAATGTTTCCGCCTTTTGAAGAATTTGGAGATAACCCTAATGACTATTTTGAAGATCCATTTATAGAAGAATTTATTGTTTTTTACGATCCAGAGCCTTTACCTTTTATCGATAATTTTAACTCTCATCATGATGAACCATTTCATCATCAAGACGAAGTTTTATTAGATGAATTTATATTTCAAGAAACTTTTTTGGTAGAAGATTATAGTGAGCCTGAAACCTTTATAGAGTTTAATAATGTAGAAGAACTTGAAGAATGGTTCGAAGAAGAAACAAGAGAGCATCATGAAGAAAGACACGAAGAAGAATTAGCTGATCTTGATGAACCAGAAGAAGAATTTATTGAGGAAATCTTCGAAGAAGAAGTTGTAGAAGAAGTATTCGAAGCGATTGAAGAACGTATAGCAGAAGCTGAAATAGAAGAAGAAAGAATCGAAAGAGAAGAAATCGTAGAAGAATTCGAAGAAGTATTTGAGGAAGAGTTTCAAACTGCGGAAAGGGAAGAAGCTACAGGTAAGAGTTCTATTAGCAGAGATATAGCTTTACGAGTTGTTTCTTCTACCCTAGCTACAGCCACACAAAGTGTAAGCGGTACAAACGCAGGTAATAGTATTCATGCTACAGGTAATAGTGCGGCTTCTGGTAACGCTGTAAGTAATAGTTCTACAGGAGCTTCGTCAGGTAACGCAGGGATAAGTACGAGTAGTTCTCCGAGTATGTCAGACCAGTTTGCTTCAGCTACAGTACAAACAAATCAAGTATTAGATATGAGTTCTATGTCTGTTTCTAGTTCTTCTACTAGTGATTCTATGAATTCAACAGACGTTAATACTTCGGTTGTTGTAGCTAACGTAAATACTAATACGGTACAAGACCAAATAGATACTTCGATTAGTTCTATGGATACATCCTCTGATACAGATACTACGGTAGAAGATTTAATCGCACAAAATTTACAAACAGCACAAGAAGAAGTAGAAGCCCAACAAGAAGAAACAGGTGAGTATGGTTCAGAAGATACAATTATTGCATATATGGGTTTTGTTCCTGGATTTAATACTTATGAGAAGGTTTTAATGGTAGATCAAGATCAATGGTATACGTCTAGAACCATCTATACTGAGACGATGCCTGATAATATAAACGCTTTTTATGAACTAGCAGGTAGTAATATAACTAAAATGAACGATATAATAAATTCACAACCACCGTTATAGGAGAATTACTATGGATTGGTTTCAAAATAAAACAACACAAATAATTGCTTTAGTCGGTATCGTAGGTACTCTTGCTGGTTTTGGGTATACAGGTGCAGAGTATGTCAACAGGCTAGAAAACTTAGAAGCTAAGATAGGTGGTATAAGTGAAGCAGAAGATGAAATGAAAATTATAGAAGAACGTTTTGCTTCTATAGAAACATCTGTACAGTTTTTAGAAAAACAAATAGATAGTGTTGAAGTGCCTGATGTGACAGAGATAAAAACTGATATAGCCACTATCAAAGCTGACTTAATAAGTTTAGATAATAACTTAAATAAACTAGAAGCTAAATTAGATAAAAAGGACGATAATCCATTAAACGGATAATGAAAGTTTTCATTACAGAATTCAAACACGACGGACTTTTTTACGAAGGTCCTAATATTGTAGCAGAATCATTTGAGGATGCAGAAGTAACTGCAGAAACATATGGGGTAAATGTGGTCGGTATGCTTGACGTGATTATCACCGATAACAACGAAGATGACTATAAAAGGGTTTTACATTAGTCCTTTCTTTGATATATAATCAAATATTCAGCCATGTGCTGCAGTTTACGGGGTGAGCTATAACTCGCAAAACGTTTATAAACGCTGAGGAAACAATGGTTGGAGTTGATAAAAAGACATACAAAAAGAATAAAGGTCGTCGTTCTGACTTCGTAATTTATTCGTCTAAAGGCAAGAAAACAAAAGCTAGGAGTAGGTTCTAGTGTTACAGTTTCTTATTCCTGCCTTAACCACACTAGCAGTAACTAAATACGCAGCTAATACGCGTAATGATCCTAAAGCCCCTATTGGTAGTGGTACAGCACCTACATTACAACCTGGAGGAGATATTCAAGTTACTCCTGTTGAAGGAAGTGATGTACAAGATTTTGGAGATTTCGAAACTGAAAATATAGCAGAACCACAAAACTTAACTGAAGAAGAACAATTAATGATGATGTTGCAAGAAGCAGGAGTTGATTTAGAAGGTTTAGCTAGTCTTGCATTAGGTGGAGCTGTTCAAAATAAAAGCAATGGAGGTATTTTAGATATCTTAGGTTTATCTATGGATGATTTAACAAGTCCTGAAGGTATAAATTTTGATGAAATAGAACCTATGGATCCATCGTCTCCAGATGCTTTAGAAATAAGTATGGATCAAAATGAATTAAAACCCTCTATAGGTGATATGTCTGATCCAGAAGTAGGTCAGGAACAAACAGGAATACAAAAAGTTCTTAATATAGCCGCAACAGATCCTGAATTATTTCAAACAGGAGTAGGTTCATTAACTAAAGTTCTCGCTACTTTAATGACCGATAAACCTGAACGTAAAGGTAGTATGGTTAGAACACAAACACTTCCAGGAAATTCAACACGTAGAAGATCAGCACAAATGAATATACAACCGATTGGTGGTTCTAAAGTAACTTTTGCTAATCAAGGTAAAGCATTACAAAGACCGATGTTCATGCCTCACGGAGGACAGATGAGAGGTCCAGGAGGTCCTAAAGATGACCTTATACCTGTAATGGCAAGTAACGGTGAATATATGCTTTCTAAAGCCGCAGTTGATGCTGCAGGTGGTGGTAGTCATGCTAAAGGTTTAGCTCGTTTAGACGCGTTTAATAAAATGGGAAATAAAAGATACGGATAATTTATGGCAACTAGAGAAGAACAAGAATATTCAAGTCAAGCCCCCGCGGGTTATATAGGTGATCTTTTACAATCAGGTATTTTTCCTTATGCAAGAACGTTTTTAGATGACCAGTTCAATAACTTAGGTAGACCTGATAGTAGTCCGTTTACTTATACAGGTCCACGAGTAGCTCAATTTGATCCTAGAGAAAGATATGCAATGGATTTACAAGACGCGGCTATTGGTAGTTATAGACCATATTTAGGCGAACAAGCAAATTTACTAAGCGAAGCCGCAGATGTTTCTAGAGCAGGAACGGTACGTGGTGCTGACGAAATATCTCAAGGTTTAAGAAGCGGTAGAGATTTAACTGCTCAAGCGAATATTACAGGGATGGGTTCTGCACGAGCTTTTGACCCACGTGGTATAGGTAGTTTTTATAATCCTTTCGAAGATGCAGTTGTTCAACAAACACTTACAGATTTAGACCGACAAGGAGCACAACAAGATATGGCTCTTAGAGATAGAGCTGTATCTTCTGGAGCTTTCGGTGGGTCACGTGGTAGGTTAGCTCAAGGTGAGTTAGCTAGACAACAAGAACGTGGAGCAGCAGAAGCTATCGCAGGTATACGTTCAGGCGGTTTCCAAGATTCAGCTAATAGAGCACAACAAGCGTTTGAATCACAACAAAATAGACAAGCACAATTAGCAGGTCTTCAATCTCAACTAGGTCAAGGAGTCTTTGGTATGGGGTTACAAGGTGGTCAAGGCTTAGCAGGTTTAGGTTCTCAGTTCTCACAAGGCTTTGGTCAACTCGGGCAACAATACGGTAGTATGGCTCCCGCATTACAAGGATTACAACAAAACGATATTAACCAACAGTTAGCATTGGGCGGATTAGGTAGAGGTAGACAACAATCTCTCATGGATCTCGGTTATCAAAACTTTACAGGTCAATACAATTTACCGATGCAAACATTACAAAACGTTGGTTCGATTACCGCGGCTCTTGGACCGTTGGCAGGTGGTTACGGTTTTGCAGGTGCTAATCCAACAACCAATTCTATGTATGCTCCGTCTACAGCGGGGTCAATTAACAACCAAACTAATCCATTTTTCGGTGGGTTAGGTGGCTTTAGCTTTTACGGATAATGGCTTTACCATTTATAGGTCCCGCATCTCTTAATCCACAACAAGGCGGTGGAGGAGGAATAACTAGTGTGAAGTTGAGTCCTGCGGCTGTTAGATTTCCTACAGCTAGACGTCCTGCTCCACAAAGACGTCCCTTAGAACCAACAACTAAAGAAAAGTTTGCACCACTAGCACCTTTTTTAGTCGGTGGTATTATGGATATGTTTCAAGGAAAACCTGAAACATTAACAGACGAACAATATTTACAAAATTTAGGAGCTGATCCTAAAAATATAAGTGATGTAGAACAGGCTTCCTTAGACGCTTATAAACTATACGGACCACGAGCAGAAGCCAATACTTTTGGCTTAGATGAAATAGCTAATATTGTAGCTAGTTCTCAAATGGGAAGAGGAGCAAAAGATTATGCAAGTACTTATATGGCTATGCGTAAAGCCGACGCTACTAAAGATGCTCGAACAGAAACAGCAAGATCAGCTTTTATTAAAAATCAATTAGATAATGGAACTGCTGCATTTTTAAACTTACAAGATTCTGACGCAGCAAGAACAGGAGTAGTTGATATCCGTCCAGGATTTGTACAAAGCAAAGGACCACAAGCAGGAGTTGCTTTTATAAATGATCCTGAACACCCTGATGCAGATGAGAATGGTTTTAGACCCGCAGGACCTAATTGGGTTGATCCTTCTAAATTAGATTCAGGTAAAGGTAGTGCTGTAGATATATTTAAAAATCCTAATTATACAGAGTTAAGAGAAACTAATAAAAAACTAACAGCTAGAGATCAAGCAGTCACTAGTATGTTAAACGTATCTAATTCAACAATAGAAATGTTACAAGAAGGTATTAATGATCCAACTAAAGCGGGTACAACAACGGTTGCTGCTTTAGCTAACATAGCAAATAGTGCTTTAGTTAATTTTGATGTAATAGCAACAGCCGCAGGAGGTGACGCAGGTATCGAAGGTTATTTTAGTAGTGATAATAGAGGCGGTACTTTATTAGGAACAGGGGATAACGCTAGAAAATTATATAACGCTATTAAATCGGGTGATGAAGATCAAATTAATCAAGCCACTGCTGATTTTGAAAATGCAACAGGTACTGATATAAGACAAATATTAGGTGAAACTGCTTACGCAAACGTAGCAACTCGTGCAAATTTTTTACAATTAGCTTATATGGCTGCTGCGGCAAACGGACAGACAGGTAGAACGTTATCGGATAAAGATTTAGCCTACCATTTACAAATTGTTGGTTTTGGTAGTACGCAAGATCCAAAAGTATTAAACGATAATTTACTTCGTTTCGGAGATCAATTAGTAAGAGGATTAGATGCTGAAACACAAGTAGCATTACCTACTAACGGTATGTCTCGATACGATATACTAGATCCTAAATTTCAATCAGTTGTTTCTATGTATTATAACCCTATGGTTAAACCTGATGCAGAGGGTAAAGATACTGCTCAATGGTTAGATTACGATACTTATACATATAAACCTTTTTATCAAAGATACGGAAATATTCCTCAAGTAAACCAATGGCAACAACATGAGGGGATTTATTTCGATAGAAAAAATCAAAAAACAGCCGTCCGTCCTGGAGACCCAATAGATCCTAATAAAGAATATAGTTTCGAAATACAAAAAATAAGGGACTTAACTCAGTAGATTATGAGTTCAACACAAGCACAATACGACGCTTTTATTGAAGATAGAAATAAAGCAGCACTAGAATTAGGCACACAAGCTCTTACTAATAACCCCAACGTTACTTACGGACAGGTGCTTTCTCCCCAAGAATTACAATCAGCGGCTATTATCTTTAGTCCTGAACTTAATGCTAATGCAAGAGAACTGTTTGATCAAAATACAATGAATGAAATTGAAGCTTCTGTTGATTTCGAAAATCGAGTAAAACCTTATAACAGAGCTCCAATCGAATACGATATGTATGAGCGTCATCCTGAATATATGCGACAAGTAGATTATTTTAATTCAGGTGAGGGTCAACAACGTAGTCAAGAAGCTTTCGTACGCGGTAACTATCCTGACGATTATCGACCTTTTGAACCTCAAGCTCCTTTTGGTATTGAAAAAGCTAAAGAGATTGCTGCATTTGGTTTTGATCCTGCTAAAGAAATAACTTTTGATAACTTTGGCGATCAAGCAGGGTTTAGAACTAAAATAGGTTTAGCTCCACGTAATTTAACAAAAGAAGATATTGAATTTATCGGTAATCAATATGGTTTAGACGGAACTTATCGATATATAAATCCAAGTAAGCCTTCATTAGGGTTAGTTTATAAAGCAAAAGGTTCTGATGAAGAACAGTTAGTAAACACACCTTATGTTACTGCGGAAGATACATACAAATTTTTAATAAATGAAGTTCCTGCGATTGCAACAGATATCGCTCTTACAGTTTATGGAGCTAAAAAGTTTGAACCTTTACTAAGAGGAAAAGATGTAACTAAAGATCCAGGAGTTATTCGACGAGCAGGTCAAGTTTTAGGTATTTCAGGTTTATCAGCCGCTGGTGCGGCAGGTGGAGATCTTGTAAGATTGACTGCAGGAGTAGTAGCGGGAGCTCATGATAGAGATTTTATGGATATTTTAAAAGAATCGGGAATGATTGGTGCTTTAGCTTTTGCAGGTACGTCTACTATCGGTGTAGCAACAAATATTATTCCTAAATTATGGAGAAATGCAACAGGAAAAGATGTTCCGCCTGAGTTCTTCGAAAAAATAGATGAGTTAATGCGACAAGCTAGAGCTTCTGAAGGAGGAGTAGCTAGTAGCCCTAAAGGAATTTTATATGGTAATGCTGGATCGGTACAAGAAATAAACGACGCTATTGCTGAATTAGCTTCTCGTACAGGGGTAGAAATTAAAAAATATAACCCAACATTAGCTTCAGCAACAGGTATTATAGAAGCTGCTGATTTAGAAAATATTTTTTTAAAAAATGCTGATGACGAAACTTTAGCTGCTTTATACCAACAAATTAAAAATGGAAATCAACAAGTTATAGATGATTTTCTCAAAGCATTAAATGCTGAAATAGGACCTGATTTAGCAACTTCGGGTGCTACAGGTGCAACAACAAGTCAAGGTATACGTAATTTAGTAGAACAAGATGTTTTAGCTTTTGAAGAAAATTCAAGAGCCGCTATTACTAATATGCGTAATAATTTAATCGGTGCTGAAGATCCTGCAGTTGCAGGTCAAACATTACTTAGACAAGTAGATGACGCAAAAGCAGGAGAAGGAATGTTTCCTCGTACACGTACACGTTTGAATGAAATAAGAGAAAATTATATCAAACCTTTCAATCAAGCTTGGTCAGATTCTTTAAACAACCCACTATATGCTGATTTAACAACAGGTGCAGGGTATACAAGAGCTCCTGCTACCGCTTGGTCTAAATCTACTAAAAGACAATCAGATCAATTATTACGTAGTTTAGATTCTAAAGAATCAAAAGATGTTTTAATGCAAATGTTAGGTACAGAAGGTGGTGCAGTTCTAAAAAGACTACAAGGATTAGGTAAAGAAGGTTTTGAAAGTCCTAATTTTACATTACAAGAATTAAACAATGCTCGTGTAGTTTTAAATGATTTCGCTAGTAACAATCCTAACTTAAAAGGAGCTGTTGGGTTTGCTAGAAACTTAGAACGTGGTATAGAAAAACAGATAAATGCTTTAATAGATGAGGGGGCAAAAGCTCAGATGGAAGCTCAAGGCATAAACGTAACTAAAAAATCTTTACGTGAGTATAAACAAAACACAGGTTACGGAGAAGATTTAAAAGGTGCTTGGTCTAATCAAAAAGAAGCAATTCAATTAAGTAATTCAGAAATATTTAGAAGTTTAAACCAACAACAGCCTGAAAAAGTTGTAGATTTTTTATTAGGTTCAAGCACGTCAGGCAGTAACGTTAATACTCGAGTTGGTCAATTAATGAAAGTTTTACGTGAAGAAGGTTCCGACGAAGTATTAGATATACAAAAAGGTATTGCATCTTATGTTCAACGTAATATTTTAGATCAAGCAGATAAAACACCTTTACAAATCGCTAAAGATTATCGTGAATTTATGAAATTACATAGAGGTACTTTAAAAGAAATATTTGGTGATAATTATAAAATGTTTGACTTTAGTCCTAAACAGTTCGAGAAAAACGTTATCCAACAATTACAAAAGAATGAAGATACGATTCAGTTTTTACGTGCAAGATTTGGTAGTGCGACTAACCCTAACCCCAGTGCTGCAAACGTTGTGGAGTTGTTATTAGAAACAGGTAAAACACAAAAACTTTCAGGACAGATATTAGAAGATCAAAAATATTTGATGAATTTAATAAAAGATAATCCTGAATTGAAAGAACAAGTTGCGGCAGTTACAAAACGTTATATAAATCAGTTTATATTAAAACCTAAACAAGGTATTGCTGGAGGAACAGAAATTGATCCTGTTGCTTTAAATAGATTAATTACAGAAGGATTTGGACCACAAGACGTTACTGGACCTGTATTAACGTTTGATAATTTTATTACACCGTTATTAGGTAAAGAAGGTAAAGAATATATTAAATTATTTAAAAGATTGAATAATATTGTTCAAAAAGAAGTTGGACCTGCTGTTTCATCAGCTGCAGAACAAGCTATATTACGAGAAGCTCCTGCTACTAAAATTGAATATATTAAAAAGTTTATTATCCCACCACTTACACAGTTTGGTAGACGAGTTAACGCGGCAGAAAAACGAACTAATGAAGCTAGTCGAAGATTTATTGGTAAAATGTTACTAGATCCTGAATTATTTAGAATGACTATGAATTACGCAGAAGGTCGAGTAAGAGCACAAAATTTTATAAGATTTTTAACTTCATATGGAACAGTCGCTACACAAGATTTAGCTAATGATTTAGAAGATTATGATACAGAAACAAAAACACAACCTAAACGTAATAAACCCGATCTCAGTTTAAGCACTGCGATAGAAGAGTCTTCAGATACGATAGACCCATTTGTAGGAGCATTTCAATAATGGCTAGATTTAGATTACCAACCGACAACAATATGTTCCAATTCGAAGATTTCGATATGTCAGGAATAATGAATCCTGAACTTGTTGATATTATGGAAATGCGTAAAGAAGCGAACCTTGCTAGAGGTAACGCAACAGATCAATACGAAGCTGACGTTGCTGATTTTAAAAATATACAAGCAACTGAAGCAGAACAAGGGATAGCTTCATTACCAACAGCACCTTCTATGCCTAACATACCAACGGTGCCTAATATCGATTACACAAATTTTAATCCTACAATATTCGGACAACCTTTTATTACTCCTGATCTTAATTTTGAAGATATAGATTTAACAAATATTCCTAATATACCAACGTTTGTTAATAATCCATATACAGAAGTATTTAATACACCTACCCCCGAACCAGATCCTTTTGTAAATCTCCCCGATTTAGGTATATATGATTTTGATATAAACGATTTTATTGATCCTGTCGACACTAATCCTCCCGAATTACCTACTGACGATATAATTGATGTGGATATTCCTGTATCAGATATCCCCTTACCTGATTATCCTTTCGTTGATCCTGAAACAGGTGGAGATTTAGTTTTAGTTCCAGGAGATCCTAATAACCCTGTTATAGTTAGAGATCCTGAAACAGGTGAATTACCTCCTGGATTTGTTGAAGGAGGAGGAGATGGACCTGCAGAAACAATACCGCCAGAAGTTTATGTACCTAGACCACCACCCCCCGCACCTAGATCATACGAAACAGTTATTCCTTATGAACGACCTTTAGATAATGTTATGGCGGGGTATACAAGACCAATGGATCCAAGTTTATTTGGTAGTACTCCAGGATTCGAAAACAGTCCTTTTAGACAACAACCAACAGGGATGAGAGGGGGAGGTCCTTTGAGTAACAGCATGTTAAATAGTGGGCTATCAAGGTTGCCCTTAAATCAACAAAACGATACACTTACTCAAGTGTTCCAATCAGGCTTTAGACCACGGAGATAAAATGGCAAACGGAATAGAAGATTTAATGAATATACGAACAATGGGGGGCACACAAAATGTTCCTCCTAGACCTCCTATGAATCCTATGCAGGGTGGATTAGCATCTATGGGTGGAACAAAACCAACGATGCCTCCTGTAGTAGAGGAACAAAGAGCTATGCCTCCGATGGGAGGACAAGAAATGCCTTCTGAACGACCACAAGAACCTGTATCTGCAGAACAAGATGGAGCAGCATTAGCTCAAGCAGTCGTAGGTAGAGCAAACGGTGATATTGGTACAGCTATTGATATTTTAGATAACGCTAAAGCTATGCTTATGCAAAGCGGTCAAGAAGAACCTATGATGATGGCGGATGGTGGTGAATTAAATCCAGGATTACAAGCTTTACAAAGAACAAACCCTGAAGTCGTTGATAAAATCTTAAAAAGAGAAATGGGTGGACCTTTGTATGCTGAAGACGGTATGCCTTTAACGGATGCTGAAACTATGAAACAAATGATAATGAATAGTTTAAGAGAAAATCCTGTACTAAATAGTGAAGGTGCTTATAATATTACAAGTCCTATGGGAACAAATGTAAGAACAGCTGTATCTCAGTTAAGTAATGATGTTTTAGGTAGGGATGTTTCTGATAATCGTACTACCTCAGGCAGAGGATTATCCGATAAAGATTTACAAAACTATATGAATATGAATTCTGATAAGAGCACTCAAGAAGCTGCAAATGCTGCTATTGCGTATCAGATGTCTTTACGTTAATCGATCCAGTCTTTCCACTTTTCATCTCCTAGTACTTCTTGTGCTAGGTCGAGTTTATTTCTAAGAGCTTTTACGATCTTTTCATCAACCGTTCCTTTAGCAACTAAATCAATATAAGTAACTTTATTTGTTTGACCTATACGGTGAGCCCTATCTTCTGATTGTAAACGTTTTTCTAAATCATAATTATTAGAATAATAAATCACGGTACTTGCTTCGGTCAACGTAATACCATAACCACCTGTTTGTACGTTACTAATTAAATACGTAAGCGGTGAGTCAGGATCTTGAAATGATTTAATTATTTGTTGTCTATCTTCATCTAACGTTTCACCGTAGTAAGTTGCTACTGCTTCTGTACCCACGGTATCTTGTAATGTTTTTAAGATACGTTTAATATCGTATTGATAATTAGCCCATATAATAACTTTACCTTGAGTTTCTGCTAATACATCTAATAAACTATCTAAACGATTGCTTTTAATTTCTACTTCATCACCTTGATCATGTTTAACGAAACCACAAACAACTTGATGTAGCCTAAGAATCTGTGTTAGAACAGAAGTAACACTTACTAATTCACTAGATTCTAATTGTGCGATAGCATAGTCTTTTAATTGTTTATAAACTTTCTTTTGTTCAGGTGTTAGTTCAACTTCTCTGCGTTGATATACTTTATCAGGTAAGTCTAAACATTCTTTCTTTAGCACTCTGTAAGAGAACTCATTTACATTTTCTGTAAGTTCTTCTAAGTTTTGATAACCGACCACCTGTCTAAAAGTTCGTTGTCCCATACTTCTATTAATAACTTTTGCATATCTGTTTTGAAATGAATAAAACGATGAGTAACCTAATAGCTGTGTAGATAAGAATGCACTTTGGCTATATAAATCTAACGGTGATTGCGTTACGGGAAAGCCTGTAAGGATTCTACGATACTTTGTATTAAGAGCTAATTTTAATAAGTTCTTAGTTCGTTGTGCTTTAGGATTCTTAATAGTCGTAGATTCATCAACCGCGATCAGTGCGTTGTGAGCTAGTATAAACTTTTCAACAAAAGCTACGCCTTTTTTCGTACTAAAAGCTTCTACATTAATAATTAATATTTTAAGTTCAGGTGAAACTTCGAACAACTTCATTAGTTCTGCTTTTTGTTTTACCGTAGGTGCGGGATTCCATACACCAACTTCTAGTTCTACATGGTCAGGCATATGAGCAGGTATTTCTTTTCCAGACCAGTTACGATAGACCCCTTTGGGTGCTACGATGATAGACGCGTTTATCCCACCTTTATCATATAGAAGTGCAATATTATCTATAAGTACTTTAGATTTACCTGTACCCATTTCCATAAAATAAGCATATTCACGCTTATTCCATGATCTTTTTAATGCCTCAAGCTGATGCTCATAAGGCTTGGTTTTAAACTTATACTGCATATTCTTTCTAATTTCTAGTTCCCATTATATATTACAATTTACTTATAAAAAGCCCCAAACTAAATACTTTTCTCATGCCCTCTAATAGAATTAGTAGTTTCTAATAGATTGAATCGTACAATCTAATAGACTGTAACACTCTTAAACATTGGCTTTGTTAGAAAATCTATTAGATTATTACCGATATTAGTAGTTTTCGAAAAGTTTTTCCTATAAACTTTTTTATTCTTAAAACTACTATATAACTAATAGCTTTACTTTGTCGGTATTGCTAGATATTATTTAAGTTCTAGAAATAAGAAAGGAGAAAAAAGTGACAGTATATGTCGTACAGGAGATTCCAGGACGTAACATTGCCTCGGCTAGAAGCTATGGTGATTTTCAAGTTCTGTTACCTTCTAATACACAAATTATGTTAAGTGCTGCTCCATCTGTTCGTAGGATGAAAAAACTCTTACAGGACTTCAAAGAAGGAGATTACTTATTATTAATAGGCGATCCTGCCGCCATTGGCGTAGCGTGTTCTATCGCTGCATTTTATAACCGAGGTAGATATAGTATATTAAAGTGGGATCGACAGGAAAGTTTATACTATCCTGTTGATATCGATCTACATCAGAAAGGAGAAATAGATGAATAAACCAACTTTTGAGGACTTAGTCGGTACGGAATCCGTTGAAGAATGGACGAATGACGTATCTGATGGAGAACTTAATATTGTTTCTAACTTAGCTAAGAAACAACTTCAACTAGCTAGGCAAGTAGCCACGTTAGAAGAAGATCTTAAAGCTAGGAAAGAAGAACTTCGTTTAACTTCGGAGCAAGAACTACCTGACGCGATGCAAGCAGCAGGTCTTAATCAAATAGTACTCAGTACTGGAGAAAAAATCTCTATAGGCGAGTTCTATAACGCTCACATATCGAAGGCAAACCAAGAAGTAGCATATCAGTGGTTAGTAGAAAACGGTCACGAAGGACTTATAAAGAACGAGGTTCTTTTAAAGTTCGGACGTGAGGAAAGCACAGTCGTAGACGAAACTGTTTCGGCTCTGCAATCTAGAGGTCTATCACCAGAAGTGCGACAGAGTGTTCATCCGAGTACATTAAAAGCTTTTGTAAAAGAGCAGTTTACTTCGGGTAACGATATACCAACCGAACCATTTGGTATCTATATAGGTACTAAAGCAACCATTAAAAAGGATTAATTATGACAGATAAAAAAGATATAGCTGAAACATCTAATACCGCTATCAGCACTTTTGACGATACTTTATTGTCAGGCGGTACAGGACTAGAAGAAACAACGACAGAGGATTTTGCGATCCCCTTTATAAGAGTTCTTCAACCCATGTCACCACAACTACAAAAACAACACGGTAGTTATGTACAAGGTGCGAGTGCAGGTGATCTGTACAACACCGTTACAGGTGAAGCCCACGACGGAGAAAAAGGAATATTAATTGTTCCGTGTGCTTATAATAAAAAGTACATTGAATGGATTCCTAGAGAGAAAGGTGGTGGTTTAGTAAACGCTAACCATGACATTTCTATCTTATCTAAATGTACTAAAGATCCTGAATCTAGACGATCATATACGCCAGACGGTAACGAGATTGTAGAAACCGCACAGTTTTTCGTCTTAGTATTAGAAGGTGGTGCTCCACAACAGGCTGTAGTAACGTTTACCTCTACACAATTAGGCGTAGCTAGAAAATGGTTAACGATGTTAAGAATGGCTAGAGTAGAAAATATCAAAGGTGAGTCTGTAGAAGCACCAATGTTTGCTTATACTTACAGACTTACTACAACTACACAATCTAATGATAAAGGTAGTTGGAACGGATATTCTGTTAACCAAGAAGGTGCTACAGAGATGCCTATTGCCATGATGGCTAAAGACTTTATGTCTGCGGCTAGAGCAGGAGACGTTCAAGTTAAAGAGGAACATCAAAGAGATGACGTAAAAGATACTACGTTTGACGACGCAATCTAACAAGGAGGGGTTTTATGTCGTTAGCAGAGAAATTTGCTACACGCTATGCTGGATTGCGGAAAGCTTACGGTACGTTTACCGCAAGTGATGAAACTCGAGAGGATGGCAAGGCAAGTGGTAAAAACATTACCATATCTAAGGAGTTATCTGATACAGATCTTCTGAAGCTATGGGATGACCACTTGTCAGGTCGTCAAAGCGTAGGGATTGTAGCGATAGATGAAAACAATAGCTGTGTATGGGGAGCGATCGATGTTGATGAGTATCAACTAGATTTAAAAGACCTCTCTAAGAAACTAGCTAAACAAGAATTACCTCTAATACTTTGTCGAAGTAAAAGCGGAGGAGCACATATTTATATCTTCCTACAAGAACCTGTTGCGGCTTCGATGCTACAACGAAAGCTTAGACAATTAGCCGCGGCAATCGGCTATGGTCAAGCAGAGATATTTCCTAAACAAACACAACTGTTATTAGAACGTGGTGATAGAGGTAGCACGTTAAATATGCCTTACTTCGGAGGAGAGAACTCAACACGTTATGCTTACGGTAGAGACGGTGGAGCGTTAACTCCAGAAGAGTTCCTTAACTTCGCATCTGAATTATCCTTAACTGCAAACCAGTTAGAAAAATTAGAAGCTAGTCCATTAAACGAAGCTATTGATTGGCTAGATCAATCCCCTCCATGTATACAACATTTAATCGTACAGGGGTTTCCTAAAGGTACACGTAATTCAGGATTGTTTAACGTAGGAGTATTCCTTAGAAAGAAATTTCCTGACGATTGGGAAAAAAGATTAGAGGATGTAAATATAAAATATATGCAACCACCGTTAGGAGCACAAGAAGTGTTGACCGTGGGTAAGCAAGTACAACGTAAAGATTACTTTTACAAATGTAATGATCAGCCAATAGCTAGTCATTGTAATAGTCCGCTATGTCGAACACGTAAATATGGGATTGGTGCTAATGGCGGTACACCGTTATTTAGTAATTTAACTAAACAAGATAGTGAACCACCGATTTGGTTCTTAGATGTGGAAGGCGGCAGGTTAGAATTAGAGACCGATGACTTATTAAATCAAAACAGATTTCAAAGAAAGTGTATGGATGCTCTAAATAAGATACCTCAGAAGGTTAAGGAAAACGTCTGGAGACAGATCATCCAGCAGCTCCTAGACGCGTTAACCGTGGTCGAAGTTCCTAAAGAAAGTTCCACAGAAGGGCACTTTTTAGAACTATTAGAGAATTTCTGTACAGAACGACCTGCGAGAGAACGTGATGAGCTTTTATTACATAAACCATGGACAGATAATGGTAAAACCTATTTTCGACTTGGTGATTTAATGGAATATTTACATCGACATAACTTTAAAGACTATCAAAGAAATAATTTAACATCTAAACTAAAACAACTACATGGAGAACCACACTTCTTTAACATAAAAGGACGAGGAGTGAACGTTTGGTATATAGAAGAATTTAAAGCTCAAGACGAACCACACGATTTACCAGACTTTAACGATAACTTATTATGATTAAACATATCAAACATATATTTGCAGAGTTTGAGCACGGAATAGATAAGTGGGACGATCCTCGTGAACGTATGTTCGAAGGCACGATGGTCAAAGGTCGACCGACTCGTGGGTTTGGTGATTCAACTTTTAATTATGCAGGTAAGTTATATGAGCCTGAACCATGGACTCATAAAATGCAATTAATTAAGGTTGCGGCAGAAGATGTAGCTTCCAGAGTTTTCGATAAAGAAATCAAATTTACTTTTTGTTTATGTGGTTTTTATCCTGATGATAAAGGTATACCACACCACAGTGATACTGTACCGACTCTTGATGACGTGGTTGTTTCTTTAAGTTTTGGTGCTCCTAGAGTTTTTGCTTGGAGAACTTATCAAAATAATATAAAACGACATACTAATACCAGTGATGTAGATTTCAAAGAAAACTTTATAAAAGATGAGAAGTTATATCTTTTAGAGCATGGTGATGTAATTATGTTCGATGGATATTCACAGATGAAAGCTACTCATGCTGTTCCTGATTTAGTAGGAGCAGAAGAAAGAGTTAATTTAACTTTCAGAAGTGGTTTATGACCTTACCTAGCCATACGCAAGTGATCCTTGGACCTCCAGGAACAGGGAAAACTAGTACACTCCTTGGCTTAATCGAAGACGAACTAGAAAACGGTACTGAACCTGAACGTATTGGGTTCTTCACGTTTACCAAAAAAGCAGTAAACGAAGGTAAAGAAAGAGCTATGCATCGTTTTAGTATTACTAATAAACAACTACCATTTTTCCGTACTCTACATTCATTAGCTTTTAGACAACTAGGACTTACTAGGGAAAGCGTAGTAAGTAATTCAGATATATATGATCTAAACGAAAAACTTAATTTAAAACTTACAGGTAGGACAACTTCCGATGATGGTCATTTATTCGGTATGACCCATGATGATCGTCTAGCGTTTATAGAAAACCTAGCTAGGATGAGAGACATACCATTAAAAGAACAATGGCACGAGGTTGAAGATGCGGTCGGTTGGTTCGAGCTAGAACGTTTTGCTCGAGGATTGAAGTTATTTAAAGAAGATCGATTGCTTGTTGACTATACAGATATGTTACAAAACTTTTTAGTCGACGGTGATATACCTGTATTAGATGTTATGTTCGTAGACGAAGCACAAGACCTTTCGCCTTTGCAGTGGGCGGTGGTACGTAAGTTAGCAGAAAAAGCCAAAAAGATTTATGTAGCAGGTGATGATGACCAAGCGATTTATCGTTGGGCAGGAGCAGATGTTGAATATTTGATAAAAAATTCTACAGACGCTATGGTACTAAAACAATCGTATCGAGTACCTTCTTCTGTGCATAAAGTTGCCAGTCAATGTATAGGTCAAGTAGGTTCGCGTATATATAAAGAATGGAAGCCTCGAACAGATGAAGGTTTAGTTCGTTGGGAAGCTACGATAGAACAAGTAAATATGGATCAAGGTGAGTGGTTAGTGTTAGCTAGAACAAATTATTTATTAGAAGGAGTCGATGAGTACTGTAGAAACGAAGGCTGGTTCTTCGAGGTTAAAGGTCGACCATCTATTTCAGAAGCAAAGGTTAGAGCAGTTATTTATTGGGAACGATTACGTAAAGGTCAAACAGTAACCTTGGCTGAATGTGCAAATATTCTAAAATATATCAAAGTTAAAACACCTAAGAAACTTGATTTATTAGATACTGACTTAGTTTTACAGTACGAAGATCTAAAAAGTCATCTACCAGACTTGCCTGATGGTCATTGGTACGATGTTTTTACATTATTAAGCCCTAAAGATATTAGTTACATACGAGCTATGTTACGTAGAGGAGAAAAGATTACTAAACAACCACGTATCAGATTGTCTACGATTCATGCGGCTAAAGGTGGAGAAGCTACTAATGTTGTACTACTTACTGATATAACGACAAGAGTTTATAAAAACTACCAACAAAATCCTGATGAGGAAAATAGAGTATTTTATGTTGGTATTACGAGAACAAAGGAAAACCTGTATTTGATAGAACCTAAAACAACAAAATGCTATCAAATGTAAAAGTGCTTTACTTTGCACATAAAAGTAAAGTATAAAGGTACTTATGTTTAAAGAAAGGAGAATATTATGAACATATTTTATTTTAACGAAGATCCTGTGATTGCGGCTAAGTCGCAACCAGATAAAATGCTAGTGAAAATGCCATTAGAAACCGCACAGATGCTCTGTACAGCTCACCGTTTATTAGACGGAGACGAATATGCAGATAGTGTAGGTTTATATAAGAAAGCTTATATGAACCATCCCTGTACGATCTGGGCTAGAGAATGCAGTGGTAACTATTATTGGCTTTATAAACATTTTATAGCGTTAGGTAATGAATATTCATATCGTTACCAACGGACTCATGCAAGTCTTGCTAAATTGTCAGACGCCTTATATGTGATGCCTAAAAACATTACTCGAGGTCTTATGACACCAGTTGCTCAAGCGATGCCTGACGAATATAAAAACGAGGACTCTGTTCTAGCTTATCGTAATTACGTTATTAACGAGAAACATTACGCTAAATGGGAAAAGGGTAGAATTAAACCAAGTTGGTGGAGGTAAATTAAATGTCATCAATAAGAAAGAAACTTACTGTTAATGAAAACGACAGTAAAAATACTAGAATGGATCTTGCTTCGGCAGGAGTGTTAGGAAACTGGAGACCTGATGAACTTGCTCATATGAGTCGGTTCGATAAAATCTCCTCTATGTGTATCGCTGAAGCTAAACGGTTAGGTCGACCACTTGATACGTTTGAAGTAGGTTGTGGTGAGTGTTGGGCTTTACGTAATTTATACAAAGCCTATGTTGTAAAGAAATCAGATATTATCAGCTCTTATTACGGTTACGATATCGATCCTGCTTGTGAATTAGAAAATCCTTTTTGGTCTAACGCAGGTGGTGAGTTATCTAAGTCTACGTGGTTTCAAAACTTTAATGGTGAAATACGCATACAAGATTTAACTGTTGACCCTGTTTTCAAACTAGAAGATGAAAGTATCGATTTTTTCTGGACGACCGAAGTTATTGAACATATGGGTAGAGAGTTTATTAGTGCATGGTTAGACGATGCCGCTAGAGCTATAAGACCGAATGGGTTAGCCTTTGTATCTACACCTAACCACGATGGTTCTAACGACAAGCTTCCTGAAGATCACGTATACGAGTGGGGTTTTCAAGAACTAAAAGAAGAACTAGAAAGAAACTTCGAAATAATAGACGTTACAGGAACGTTTATACAATTACCTAATTTAAAGAAAGCGATGAAAGAAGATTCTGAAACAGGATGGACTCCTGAACAGTTTCAAAAACTACAAAACAGATACGGTAGACAGTTTTTACGAGTTGTTGCCGCTACGTTTTATCCTGAAGTCGCTAATAACTGTTCTTGGGTGTTACGTAAAAAGTAATGACTGAGTTTATTCCCGCAGAGTTGGATCGTTATTGCTATTGGCAAACTGAACGTGAGTCGATACGCATTAAAAAAGAATCTGCAGTTCTTTCCCCTCCCTGGACTGACGATCCAATTTTGCAGGAGTTTAAGTTCTGCCAAGTGTTTAGAGAAGATGATCGTACAACACGTTGGTTTAGAACACATATAAGAGAGCCTATGCGGAACGAAGAAGACGTTCTCATGGCTACGATTATATTCCGTTGGTTTAATCTAATAGAAACAGGGAGAACTTTAATTGATAATAATTTGTTACGTAAATGGCGAAAAGCTGTAGCTGTAAATAGGATAACTAAACAACCTAAATGGATAACAGGTTCATACATTATTAAAACACCCGATGGTATGGATAAAGTAACAGGTGTTGCTGAGTGTATAGATACTATGTGGAAAGATAAAGAAAATATCCTTTCGGAATTACATAAAGATTTAGCAAAAGGTGAGTCTTCATTAGAAACAACATGGAAAGTATTAAGGAAATATCCTTATATGGGTCCATTTATGGCTTATGAAGTTGTTACTGATTTAAGACATACCTATTTATTAGAAAACGCTAATGATATTATGACATGGGCTAATGCAGGTCCAGGAGCTATGCGAGGACTTAATCGTCTCACAGGTAGACCTTTAGATTACAGTAAAAGAAGTCATCCGTGGTGTGAAGAAATGCGAGACTTGTTTGAACAAGTAAAGAAAATATTAGCTCCTTCAATTATTTTTAGAAACGGTGCTAATTATGAACTAAGAGAGATCGAAGGCGGTCTATGTGAGTTCGATAAATACTCTCGAATATATAAAAACGAGGGTAGAACACGATCGGTGTATAAACATAATGATCTTCCGATGATTGAGGATCTAAATACAACAGGAGAAAGTAAGTATGGGAATGAGTGATAGAGCAATAGAGTTATTAGAAGATTTCGGTGATGTAATAGATATACATTACACACAGTTTTTAGAAGTTGCATTCTTTTTAAAAGTAGCCGCAGATGAGCGACTTGCAATAGCTTTTATCAAAAGGAAAGTACCAATGTTAAACGATGAAGAAATTCGTTTTGTGATACATGAAATAGTTGGAGGCTATCAAGACGGGTTATGAAAGTAATTAAAGCAAGAAACGTAAACGACGCGTTAGAAAGAGGTATTGATTTATTTCAAGACCCTACCGAATACAGAGTACAAGAAAGTCGTAATGGTATAACGTATGAAGCCAATACACCTGTTACTACTGTTTATGAAAAACCATGGGAAAGAGTTTGTTTAATAAAACAAAGAGACGCTAATCCATTTTTTCATTTTATAGAAGGGTTATGGATGCTCGATGGTCGTAACGATCTAGAACCACTAACTTATTTTGTTAAGTCGATGGGAGATTTTTCAGACGACGGTGAAACTTTATGGGGGGCTTACGGTTGGCGATGGAGAAGTTATTTTAATAAAGATCAAATAACCGCGATTATTGGTTTATTAAAAGAAAACCCTTATGAAAGACGAGCAGTTTTACAGATGTGGGATCCGAAAGATGATCTAGCAAGAACTTGTAATAAAAAAGTTGAAAGAAAAGACGTACCTTGTAATACGAATATTTATTTTAAAGTACGTGATGGTAAGTTATGTATGACTGTTTGTAACCGTTCTAATGATATGCTTTGGGGAGCTTATGGTGCGAACGTAGTTCATATGTCTATGCTACAAGAGTTCGTAGCTCATAACCTAAATTTACCAATGGGGGATTATACTCAAATTAGCGATAGTTTTCATATCTACCCTAACAATCCCGTATGGGAAAAAGTTAAAGATATAGAATTAAATGTCTACACTTATAAACATATAAAGAATCATTATGATCTTATCGATGAATATGAACCTGTACCTATTGTTAACGATCTTGATTCTTTTAGTCGAGAAGTACGATTCTTTTTTGATTATTTTGAAACTTTTAGATATAACCCAAAAGAAATGCTAAAACGAACAGACGATATTGAGTGGGATAACAATATTTTTCCAGATGTAGCAGTGCCGATGTTAAAAGCATTTCATTATCATAAACAAAAAGATTATTTGAATTCGTATCGAGAAGTACAGTCTATTAAGGCTCTCGATTGGATGGAGGCGTGTTTTGAGTGGATCCGCAAACGAGACACCGCCTATACTTTAAACAATGCGGAGATAGGAGAAAGCAAATGAGCAAATGGGAAAATATGAAAGAAGTTGCCCAAAACGATCTTGAAGCTCTTAAACGAGCAGAAACTTCGTACGGTGATTCTTGGAGACGTCGTGGAGGTGTAGGTGCCTTTATGATGTTAGCACGTAAGTTCGATCGTATAGAACACCAGTCTGAAAAGCACGGGTGGGATATCTTCGAAGCAGGTGAAGTCTATAAAGGCGAAGCAGGTTTACTCGATGATATTCGAGACTTACGTAGATATTTATTATTAGTTGAAGAATACATTTTAGCTAATACTAATGAAGTTAGCGTTGAAGCTGACGATGTTAATTATGCCGCAGAAGATGGCAAGGAGGATTACTAATGAGTAATGTAGATAGTTGGTGGAAGAAAGTTCTTAAATTTTTTACACCGTTACCAAAAGAAGAACTACAACCTAAGAAAGTTGTAAAGGAAGAAGTTCTTGAAAAAGCGATCAAAGATGCTGAAGTTGTTTTAAAGAAATTCGATGATGAACTTAAAGCAGGGAAGATCTATGAAGTAGTGAAAAACGATCCTAAACGAGCTAGAACGAAAAAGGGAACATATAAAGCAGACGATAAGTCTACTCCAGATGTTAACGAAGCTTGGGAAGGCGGTAAAGCTCCTACAAAAAAGCCAAAAGCTAAGAAAACTAAAGTCACGAGGATCAAAAAGAAGAAGTGATTTTACAAACCCCTATGTTCGCTCCAACAAGTGACTGGTCTATTCCAGAAGTTTTCCCTCAGTTTTCTGAGACAGAAACAATCGCAGTAGATTTAGAAACTTACGATCCACACCTCATGACTTGTGGTCCAGGATGGGCTACAGGTCGTGGGCATATCGTGGGTGTTGGTATTGCGACAGAGGGTTGGAAGGGTTACTTCCCGATCCGTCATCAAGGCGGAGGTAATCTTGATGAAGATATTGTATTACGTTGGTTACGCAACACTCTAGCATCAGAAAAGCGAGACGTTATATTTCATAACGCTTTATACGACGTAGGGTGGCTCCGTAGAGAAGGCGTACACGTAGGCGGTAAAATATTAGATACGATCGTAGCGGCTCCCCTAGTAAACGAGAATAGGTATTCTTATTCTTTAGATAACCTCGGTGAGTTTTACTGTAACGAAAAGAAAGATGAATCGTTATTACAAAATGCTGCTCTATCGTTTGGGGTAAATCCTAAATCAGAAATGTATAAATTACCGTCTAAGTTCGTTGGACCTTATGGTGAGCAAGATGCAGCACTAACTCTAAAACTTTGGCAAAAATTAAAGATCGAAGTTCAAGAGCAAGGGTTAGAAAAGATACTTGACATGGAATGCCGACTGATTCCTCTACTATTAGAAATGCGATGGCGAGGGGTTAGAATCGATGAACAAAAAGCTGACGATGTTAGTAAAAAGTTATCGATAGAAGAACAAAAGCTACAGGTTGAGATTAAACGTAAGTATGGTGCAGAAGTTAATTTATGGGCTAATGCATCGTTAGAAGCTATCTTTGAAAAGAACAAGATATGGTTTCCTAGAACCGCAAAAGGTATGGCTAGTTTTCAAAAAGACTGGTTAGAAGGACACGAACACGAGTTACCACAACTTATTGTTCGAGCAAGGAAACTTAATAAAGCTAGAACTACTTTCATTGATAAGATGATTAAAGATCACTGCTTCGATGGTCGTATACACGCAGAAGCTCATGCTATGCGTAACGATCGTGGCGGCACGGTTAGTGGTAGATTTAGCTATAGTAATCCTAATCTACAACAAGTTCCTGCAAGAGATCCAGAGATCGGTAATTTAATACGATCTTTGTTTATTCCAGAGGACGGTTGTCAGTGGGGTGTGTTTGATTATTCACAACAAGAACCTAGACTTACAGTTCATTACGCTAATCGTATGAACTTAGCAGGGGCTAAAGATGCGGTAGTTGAGTATACAGAAAAGAACGCGGACTTTCACCAGATCGTTGCAGATATGGCTAATATACCGCGTAAACAGGCTAAGACGATTAATTTAGGACTTAGCTATGGGATGGGTAAAGAAAAGCTTATTAAGGAGCTAGGGATAGACGATACGGAAGCTGAGGGGTTATTTCAGCAGTATCATAATAAAGTTCCCTTTATACGAGGGTTACAAGATCAGTGTGCAAGGGTAGCCATGGAACGTGGCTATATACGAACGTTTGCAGGTAGACGTTGTAGGTTTAATCTATGGGAAGATAGATATGAACGCACTCTACCTCTACCGTACGAAGAAGCACAAGAAAAATACGGTGATAATTTAAAAAGATCATATACATATAAGGCTCTGAATCGGTTGATTCAAGGATCGGCTGCTGACATGACGAAGTTAGCAATGCTCGGTCTGTGGGAGGAAGGAATTGTTCCTCACCTACAAGTCCACGATGAGGTTGATATCTCGGTAGAGAACACTGAACAAGCTGACAAGATTGCAGAAATAATGGAAACTTGTGTAGAACTTGCAGTACCCCTACTAGTGGATAAGGAACTCGGAAGTTCATGGGGCGAAACAAAGGAAATAAAATGAAAGGTATCTCACAAGAAAAAGCTAAAGAATACTCTATTAGGTACAGACGAATGTACGAACAATGGGTAGACAGCTCTACAACTCTAGAACAAATGGGTAAAGAGCATAATTTAACCAAACAACGTATGTGGCAGATTATTACACGTTGTAAACTCGGTGATGGTGATTACTACTATGGTACACAGATTGCTCGGAACAAATGGTCTGAGTTTAAAAATATGTACGATGACCTCGATCAGACTAAACGTGCTTTCGATGACTGGTTAAAAGAACGAGATATCAAACTTATTGCTAATAACCAAAAAGCCGCTCCACATACTGGTTGGGACTGGTCGGGCTAGGGCAGTGCTTTACTTTCTAAACTTTGCCTTTTATATTTAAGGTATATGTTTTTAGCAAGTAACACACAAATAGAACTACCGAATAACGGAGAGTGCAAGGTATGTTCGAAACCTTTATACGGACAAAGACGAAAGTTTTGTAGTTCTAAATGTGGTAATACGTTTCATAACGCTGAAGGCAAAAAACCAATTATAGATATTCCTCGATCGTGTGTATATTGTTCTGTAGAGTTTGATAAGAAAGAATCAGGTTTATTAAATTATTGTTCTAAACATTGTCAAAAACAACATCAATATTCTAAAAATAAAAACCCTACGTCAACATATGGTTCAGGTAAAAGAAAACAAGCTGTATCAGGTCATTATCAAAACTGGTGTCAATGTGCTTATGACGAAGCGGTTATAGATAACGATATTTTAGACCATATAGAATATTTAGCGACCGATGAACCTTACGTACAAGAAGATATGCAATGGCTCGAACGTGTATTACATGAAGAACATACAACACCTAAATACTCAGACGGTACTACATACAAACCTGATCCTATATCGTTTAAATTAAGAAAATGGAGAAATTATTGGTGGCGAGAACCTAATATATCTAAACATCGAAAACGAGCAAAATATTCAAACAGTCGTTCTTTTAATGAACGTTGGTCTATTTTAACAAAACGATCGATTATGAAACGTTACCGTAAAATGAAATATGGCGAAAGAAAAAAATTTATGGCTCTTGTTAAGATCAAATCTGCCTGAAATACATTTACAACGAATTGAAACAGGTATGACAGGAGCAGGTGTTCCTGACGTTAACGGTTGTGCTAAAGGTAAAGAGTTCTGGATCGAGCTCAAAGAAATACATTCAGGTAATGCTCTTACTTTACGACCTATGCAAATATCGTGGTTAGCGAAACGTGCATCATTCGGTGGTCAGGTTTTCGTTATGGCTCGTAAAAACGATGAGATCAAACTCTACCATATCGACAGTCTTACAGGTATTCAAGACCTCGTTAAGACTGGTTATAAATCAAAATCTCTTGTGACTCTTACGATTCCTTACGATTGGGATGCTCTTGTTACTGCTTTACTTTCCTAACTTTCGTACCTATAATGATAAAGGTAGCTAATAGGCTACGTGATTAACCAGTGCAGCCATGCACATTAGAAAGGAGAAAATTATGGCACACCAAGTAGAAACGATGGCTTGGACAGGAGAAGTACCTTGGCACGGATTAGGTGTCGAGGTTGATTCTAACCTTACCCCATCGGATATGCAAAAAGCGGCTCAGTTAGACTGGACAGTTAGCAAACGTCCTAGTTATACTATAGACGCTCCTGAGTGGAGCGACGATGTTGGTCTTATCCAAGCGGAAAATACCTTCCACGTTGTTCGAGATAGCGATAATCGAATACTATCGCATTGTGGTAGAGACTATGTCCCTATACAGAATGAAGACGTATTTAAGTTCTTTAAACGCTTTACGGATGCTGGTCATATGACCATGGAAACCGCAGGTAGTTTGAAAGACGGTGGAGAAATTTGGGGTTTAGCTAAAATCTCAGAAGACTTCGAACTAGCGGGTGACGACCTTATTAAAGGTTATTTGCTTATCAACCAACCACATATCGTTGGTCGAGCAATGACTATTAAGTTGACACCTATTAGAGTTGTTTGCAACAACACTTTAACGATGGCTTTACAACACGGTGGCACAGCGTCTTTCCGTATGCCACACGTTAAAGCATTCAATGACGATGTTATACAGATCGCAGAAGAAGCTCTAGGGCTATCTGCTGAGCGTATGACAGAGTTTAGAGAAGCTGCAACCATACTGTCTAAGAAGAAAGCTAAACATTCTCAGTTCCTTGAGTATGTGGGTGAGATTTATCAACCTGATATGATCGCTGCTTATAAACACGACCAACAGCTCAAAGCTGAAGGTAAGTTGATAGGTATGCAAGAACCTCTTGTTGAGAAATTTAACAAGTTTCCACTTCTTGCTGTCGATGCTCTAGAACAGTCTCCAGGTGCAAGTCTGAAGTCTGCTAAAGGTACGTGGTGGGGTGCACTAAATGCGATCACCTACGTTGAAGATCATTTACGCGAATCAGTAACCGAAGGCAATGCCTTGCATAGTTCATGGTTTGGTGCTGCGGCTAATCGTAAAGCCAAAGCTCTAGATTTAGCTGTGAAATTTGCAGAGGCTGCATAATGGCGAAAGACCCTAAATCATATTTAGTTGATGGTGAGGTTTTAGCTATGGTCTGGTCAGCCTTGTATGAGGGAGCTAACGATGAGTTAGCTTCCGTCATACGTGATACGATGATCGCTCAAGGCTGTCAAGAACTACACGGTATTACCGATGCATCCCTGATCTTAATGTTCTGGAAACAACATCTAGAAGATAACGATCTTGTTAAGTTTACGGATCCTGATGAACCGATCCATTAATCTACAAGTCTTGCCTCTGCGGTGGTCTTAGTACTGCTTTACTTTCTAAGTAATCATAGGCATACTTGTAATAGTTGTTCTAACGCAAGTTAGAATTTGTTAACCAAAAGAAAGGAGAAAGATATGCAAACAGCAACATCTACATCTACCTCTGCAAAGAGAGTTCCTGCGAAAGCAGTAACAAAACCTTTGAGCAAAGCTAAAGTGACAGCAGTCCCGAAGCCTAGTTCAACAGGCAAAGGAGCTTCTAGAACTTTATATAAGTTCATAGGCAAAGTTCCTGAGTCTAAAGGTTTTACTCCGCAGATGAGAGCCTTGATCTTGACCGTTAGTGAAGCTAAAAAGAGTGATTTAGACTCTGCTAGTTTTACAGCACAAGATCTAGTATCTCTTGCAGTAAAGCAAGGCAATCTGACTACAGGTCAAGACCCGCTTAGAATCTTTAGATTTTATGCGAAAAGACTTGTTGTCGAAGGCTACTTTGCAAAGGTATAATCTGTTAAGTGCACAGCGGTGATCGTTGTGCACTTATTTTTTAGGGGAAAACGATGGAAATAGAAATAACTAAACAAAGCGGATTGACATGTAAAACCAACGTAGCAGTTTTAGCACGACACGTGATACATGCAATGTTAAAAGATCCGTTTATTGAAATTAAAAACCAAGATGCTGAGCTTTTTGAAAAAGCAGTACATAACGTTATGTACGAAGCAATCGATAATCTTATAGAGGAAAAAGATGGCACAAGTTAAATACGCAACGGTTGAGATATTAGAAGCTCTTACACAAAAAGCCGAAGACTCTGGCAAAAACAGATACCCTGACGTAGGGATTGTTAACGGAGTTTTATTAGACTTAGGCTACGACTTAGAAGAAGTCAAACTTCCGATTACCTATACACTCGACCATAACGATGTAGAAGTTAGAGCTATGTTTGTAATTCCAGGACCTGATCCAGAAGCAAACGAGCGATTCTTTTTAGATATGGAATACGAAGATTATAATAATTTACCGCACGTAGATTTACCTAACAATATAATGTCAGACGAATTATGATTTATAGATTATTAACAGTATTTATAATCACAGGGTGTGCGTCATACGTTCCGCAAACTAAGGAATGGAACGATCGATATGACCCTGCGGCTTGGCGTAAACAGTTTGATGAATGTCGGGATAGGTTATATACAGCTTATCCTGAAGAAGTGCAACGAGATGAATGGTCAAAATGTATGGAGAAAAACTATGAACTTAAAGAAAGCTAAATTATTACGCAAAGTATTAGCTACAGGTGGAGCTGATTGGCAAGACGCTAAACACGTACAAACAAAAGATAGGTTTGGTAATTTATTACCTACGATCTTTTTAGATCCAAAGTGCGGTCGTGCAATATACCGAAGAACAAAAGCAATGGCAAGAATCAGAGATAATTAATACTGCTTTACTTTGCTAACTTTCGTACCTTATAATATAAGTATGTTTACTAGAACAAGTTTGATAAGTCCAGAGAGAATTCATATGATAACTCCATTAAATAGTGATACCGAGCGGGATTTTTTAGTTAGACCGCTTGACTCTCTGGCACAAAACCGTGGTGATGTCCCGATCCTTGTAAAAGCCTGTACTTTCGAGTCGGTTAGGATGAACGGAGGTATATGCGGAAACCGAGTTCCTCTCATCGCCACACCTATTTAACAGTTTATTAATAAGAAAGGAGAAATAGATGGATAAAGAAATAATGCAAATGATCGATACGCTTACACGTACTCTCGATTTATTAGTTGATACGCAACGTAAAACACAAGAGTTTATGCAAGAACAGCTTAATGTGAATACTATGTTGATACAACGTATTAAAAAACTCGAGGTCGAAGCTAACGTGATCAAAACAGAAGAACCTGTTGCGATTAACGATATCTTCGATACGATGATTAACCGTTTCAAAAAAGAAAACGAAGATGCCACGAAAAGCTAAACCTAAGTTTGATTTAAATCCTATAGAACGAGCTGTTGCGACGATCGCTATAGCTTTAGAGCCTTATATTGCTGATCAAACGTCTGAAGAATATTTAGCACGTATTGATCGTAACAGGTTAGAACGATCTATAGGATTGTTATTTCATACATTAGAAGCTGATGACGTTATCGATTATGACAAAATAACCGATGCTATGTTAGAAGGTTTCGATTATAAGGAGGACTTATGACACAACATAAGGCAGTCGTTGAGCAACAACGCGAAAAACTTGCACAAGAAGAAGATAATAACAAAATAGTTTCATACTATTATCAAAAAAGTCCAACAACGCATTATCGTCAGCTTAAATATAAAAGCGGTCGAGTCGTTACAACAGATTTGAGTGGTAAAGATGATTAATATGTTAAAAGCAAATTGGCAAGACGAGGAGTTAGATATTTATTACAGAAAGAATGGCTATCCTAAATCCGTATGGAAAGATAACGAGGGTATGCCTTATGGTATTTATTATTACTCAGATGATTTTGCAGATATTCAAGATGTTGAATGGTTTAAGACCGAGCAAGAACGCGATCAAGCATTTAAGGAGACCAAAGATGAGTGATTTCAATATGATGGGTGCTGTAGGTTATAGAATCTCACATACGGACGAATCACAAGATTATCCGATTGCTACCATTAAAATAGCATTTAAGATGCCTGAGGGCGAAAACGGTCGAATCGAAATGTTTCATGTTCATGAAGCTCTACGCAGGATGATCGATAAAAAACAAATATCTTTTGATTTAACTTTACCTCCACAACCACCACAGGAGCCTTCAATATGAGAGTAATAAACGATATTATCGATTGGGCTGAAATACGTGGTCTACTTTACGGACGAGGATTTAATACCGATATACAACCAGAAAAACAAATGTTGAAGTTAGTAGAAGAAGTCGGTGAAACAGCTAAAGCACTCGCCTACGGTGATCAAGACGGTTTAAAAGACGGTATAGGAGATTGTGCTGTTTGTTTGATCGTTTTAGCTGAACAAAGCGGCTTTACATTCGAGGAGTGCATGGAAGCGGCTTACAAAGAGATATCTGGTCGTACAGGTCGATTGGAAGACGGATTATGGAAAAAACAAGAAGACCTCTAGGTTTCTTGCCTTCTAGTACTGCTTTACTTCGCGGTACTCTTAGGCATACTTGTATTAGTTATTAAATGGTTTAATAACATTAACTAAGAAAGGAGAAAGATATGGATATTGAAAAAATCCAACAACAGGTGGCTGACCTTAAAAACAATGTCAGTTTATTAGAACACGCTACTATCAGCGACTTCAACTCAGACTTAGTGACTTCATTACATCGTATTACCGATGTCTTAGATGATCTACAGCCGAGAGTTATCGACCCTGCTGATTTATCGAAAGAAGCCGAGCAAAAAGTACTTAATACATTATCCGAGTTAACTGCTCGTGTTGACGGTATAGAAAGTCGTGAGTGGACTGAGAGCTTTATCGAAGAAACAGTTGAGGTTGCTATTCGTAATACAGACTTCGATGCTGATATCGATGTGTACGTAAAATGATTAGCGGACTACTTATAGACCCGTTCGAGCAAACTATTACAGAGGTAGAGTTGTCGGAAAACTCTACCTTTGCCGACGCTAAAAAGCATATGCAACTTGATGGACCCCTGGACGTTGTTACATTAAGTGACGATACGATGGTGGTTGTTGACGATGAAGGTTTATTAAAAAACAATAATCGATATTTTAAACTATCAGAGTTTCATCAGCCATTAGCAGGTCGTGCCATTATTGTTGGTTATGATGATGAGGGTGAGACTATTAGTGGTAGTTATAATGCTGATACGATCGAGTGGATGCCCGAGGATCATGTCGAAGAACCTTTTATGCAGTTTATACCGATTCCCGATGAGAAGGAGATGCACTGATGAAACAAGAAAAATTAATTATTTATTATCATCTATTCGTACCATGGATACATGACGGATACAGTCGAGCTGATTTATTAGACGCTTGGTCTAGTGGTGAGTCTCCTGAAGACCATGCACTAAGTATTGCAGCTTCTTTTCCTGTGCAACATTTCAAAAATTGGGACGAAGTAAAACACCACTGGGATAACGGTTGGGATGATAACCCATATGATGGCAGTAAAGATACTGAAGACTTAAAATTTAAAACTTGGTCTGATTGGTATGAACATGATGGTTATGTTGAAGGTATTCCCGATACTTTAGATGTCGAGTGGGATTACGATGATGAGTACTTTACACCTATATCAATGAGATGAGATTTGTACCGCAACTAAGTGAAGAACAGGTCAAGTTTTGGGTAGAAACTGAAAATATCGATTATGTCGAGATTATTAAGTTGATTGCTAATGGGGAGATGAGCCCTAAAGCATTAAATACTGAAATATTTGATAACGAAAACTGGGATCCAACGGAGGGGTAGTGCAAAGCTGCTTGTATTCGCTTTGCTCGGCTTTATACTATTTATATAGCTGGTAAATAGGTTATCAGTGATTAACTAAGAAAGGAGAATGAGATGAGAATATTAACTAAAGAAGAGATCTATGCTTATAACCAAGGCATTAGAGACGCGAAAGCAGGATTACCTTGTGACGCATCGTCAACACGAGTAACCGCGAACTACTTCGGAAAGTTCGTCAACGATTACTACTCAGGCTACACAGTAGCGGAGTCAACGATCAAGTTACAAACTAAATATCCTGATTACGATACGAGCGTAGAAGAAGTAGAGCCTAGTGATTGTTTGATGTCAGAAGACGCTTATTACGAGTCAGCGTTAGCATGACCGACTGTACTCTATGTGACGAACCTATTAGCCAAGGACGAAGAAGCCTTGGCTATATGACTTGTTTAGGTTGTGGTGAAGCCGCAGCCAACGAGTTAACGGAACAGCGTAAAAAACAGATTGCTCCAGTTTATAACAAAGGAGCTTATCAATATATAACTGAAGACGATTTAGAGACTATCGGGAGGTAGTTATGCTTATTTATACAATAGAAGTACAGGACGGTGAGCGAACTTATTACGAGTGGAACTTCGATCGAGAGCGTAATTATGTTGATTATTTAGAAGGCAAGATTACTGATCGTGACTTACTCTACGATGTTTATGGAACAGAGCTAGAGGACAGTGATTGTATCGATCTTGAACAAAAAACCAAATCCTATCAGATTGGTGATGTGATAGCCTCGATCGAAAATGTCAACTCTATTACAGAAGAACATTTAGAAATAGTAAGGAGGTATGTGTGAACGATCCAGATAAAATGAGACTGTTTTTCTTGATGGTCTTTGTATTGTTAATTATGACATCGTACGTGGTTTTGTTTTAATTAAGCTCAACTCCCTTGGGCTTGACCCTCGGTCAGCGGTTCGTTGATCGGGGGTTTTTTATGGTTTGTTGTTAACAGTCGAGCGAATCACTGTTGGTAGTTTTGCTATAAATCGCTTGTAGTCTGCGTTATAATATAGCTATACGCTAAAAAGGTTTTAGCGACTAACTAAGAAAGGAGAAATAGAATGAGTATATTAATAAGTGATGATTGGGGTGATAAGCCTACAACAGAAAACTTTGAGAAACATGGGATAGTTCCACTTAAAATTGTAGACGCAGGTATGTATGCAAGAAACAAACATACTTACACATACAACGGACAGTTGTATTGTGGGAAAGGCTACGCATGGAGAGCTACTTACAGTCCTGATCGAGACCATGTGATGATGGATAATGTATCAGAAATGAGTTTAGAAGAACTGAGAGATATATATCCACGTCTTTCTTAAACAAACCTCCACAACTTAAAGACCCTGATTCGTTCAGGGTTTTTTATGCCTATTAATCTATGTGTATTGTTATTCTGAAAATTAAAAAAGTTTTTGAAAAAAGTTTTGCAAAAGTACTAATATCTCTAATAAACTAATAGATTCGTTCTACAAGTCTCTTGGTTAAGAGGTTCTTTGGTTTTACAAAACTAATAGAATTCTATTACTCTATTAGAAACTATGGTAAGATTACCTAGAGGGCACAGGAAAACTATTTATTTGTTAATAAAACTAATATGATTGTAATAACTTTATGCACAGCTCGGAGCTAAGATGAAACAGTTGACATATACATCATTGATGCCAACAGAAGACGGTAAAGGATTTGTTGATGAAAACGGTAAGATTTGGCAGCCACTCAATTCTAAACAAAAGAAATTTTGTAAGGAGTACTTCAAAGGACAAACCGCGACTGAAGCAGCAGTAAAAGCAGGATATACGAAGGATCGCAAGGGTGCGAAGACACAAGGCAGTGTATTACTAAATCATAACCCAGTTGTAAAGAATTACTTGATCGACTTGGAAATCGCAGCTTCGGAAAGAGACGCAGTTTCCCTAGAGAATCACCTCTCTACCCTCCACGATCTACGGGAGGAGGCAAAAGACCAAGGTCAAATATCCGCTGCCATCACAGCCGAGGTTCATCGGGGCAAGGCAGGTGGACTATATATCGATCGACGCGAGATACTAACCGCGAAGATCGATCTCATGTCCAAGGACGATATACTCGATCGACTCGAGAACCTGATCAAGAAAAGAACTTTGGATGCAAAAGTTGTTGAAGGCGAACTAGCCACGGACTGAGTCGCACGAATCGCGGATCGACTCTATCGGTCTACTCTACACTCTACTCTACTTGCTCTACTCTATCCACTGAACACTGTCCCCTGACCCATTCCCATACACTGATAGCCACTCGTGCGATTCGCTAGGGGATAGATAACATTCGGGCGAATCATAGGGTTTTGATGGCAAAATCTTTTTATTCTTTTATTCTTTTATTGCTTTACAAGTAAAGCGGTTTAAGGCATGATGACTGTATCAATTAAGTAAAGCGGTTCTTTTTTGATACCTAACTAATATTAACCGCTGAGGAAAAGATTATGAATAAATCTAACCAAAAAACTGCCACTTCTAAAGTGGTTTCTTCTAACCCATTTAAGCCTACTGGCAAAAGTGGCGGTGGCGTAAGCCAGACTATGACCCTAACGCTTTCTGAGTCGGCTCAGCAAGATATGGTAGTTGCTCCGAGACAAGTCCAGTTAGTATTGGCTTATCTCCACGAGCAAGGCGGGACGGCTACTGTGAAACAGATTGACGACTTTTCTGTCACAGCCGACGGTGATATTGCATGGGTCAACGCTAGTGGTTTAGCGTATGAGCAGACTCCTAGCAAGATCCTCAGGACTTACATCAGTAAGATGAAAGGTTCAGATGATTGGGGAAAGCATGGCATTAAAGCCTTAGTCAGCTAAGACTGTCACCCACCTAAGCCCACTACTCAGTGGGCTTTTTTATGCCTACGATTCAATGATCAGTCGCACGAATCGCTCCCTCTATACTGACCCTTGACCAAGTCCCACCCTTGATCCATAGCTATCGACCCTACCCCAAGACCACCGTACACTGCATCACAGACCCCCATACCCCCCTTTTCGTGCGAGTCGCGGGTCCCACCCGCCCTCCCTTGGTGTTGGGCTCTCTTTTGCAAGTAGTTTACAAATAAGTCCCTAGTGAAAAAATTTTGCGAAAAAATTTTTTACGATTATACTTTTGAGATGGGTTTTAAACTTAGCTTGGTTCTTGGAGGTCTATTGGCGGCATCTTTGGCGGGTTCGTGGTTCTTATTAGACCAAATATCCACGCTCAAAGGTAATCAGATAATCCTGGAAACAAAAATATCCGAGCAAAACGAATCCATCAAACAATACCTAGCGAAACAAGAACAGCTGTCCGCGAGTCTTGGTACGTTAGAAGCTGAAAAACAAAACGCACTTCGTGAAGTAAATAAATTAAGAAATACATTTGCTAAGCACGATCTGGATAACCTTGCACTAAACAAACCTAAACTTGTTGAGAAGATGGTTAACCGTGGTACTAAACGAGTAATAGATAATCTTGTAGAGTTGACCACGGTCAGCGAGGAGGAGCCGAGTGGATGAAGAAGGACCGATTGAAAAAATTTAGTATTATTGCGATGTTCGCGGTCAGTGGTTGTTCGTTATTACCTACAGCTAAACCGATAGATGTTAATACGATCGCATTACAAGCACCGATGTACCACCCACCGTTACCCATGGAAATCCAAGCGACCGAGGTAACATTTGAAGTGTTAACTCCAGAGATCATGGAAGAATACTTACAACTCGTTAAAGACGGTAAAGCTCCTGCGGTTGCATACTATGCGTTGACTACACAACAATACGAAAACCTTTCGATGAATATGGCAGAGATCACACGCTACACAAAGAACATTTTATCGATTGTAGAGTATTATAGGGAATACGATGAGTAAAGGAAGTAAACGTAGACCAGAAAAAGGTAATCAATACCAAGATAACTGGGAAAAAATATTCGGGAAGAAAGATGCCAAAAACAGTACCAAAGTTCAAAGAACCGCTAATCTTCGGGTATTACATTCACGCTAGACCTGAACTAGGCGAGATCAAATGGCAATGGTCAGATCAACGTAAACAGTTTTGGGAAGATTGGATTCCTAAAGATAAAGATCTAATTATTCATACCAAACTATCCACGGACCACGAACAGTTGTTCAGGGATGCTTTCTGGCAAGACATGGAAGATGAAATACGGAATACGAAAGATAGTCTAAATTTCAGGGCTAGGGAACGACGGGCTAAGAAAAAAGTTACCGCGAACCAAGGATCCCACTCACCGTCTTAACTACTTTACTTCTTAACGTTTTACATTCTGTTGGTAGTTAGCTTATACTTCGAAGATGGCTACCCCTGAATCCATCGCAGCACCTATAGAAAACCGTTTCGGTGATTCAGGACTCATGGATAGATACCTTGATTATATTCAAGGAGATCCGATAGCCCAACAAGTTACAGGCGGTGATCCGCTGAAAAAAGCCCTTCGTGGTATATCTGAATTTATTCCTGGAATCTCAACAGCACTAGCTGAACGTCGTGGTGATAAGTTCGGTGAAGCTTTATCGTATTTAGATTACCTCGGTCCAGCAGGTGGCGGGGCAAAACTAGCGGGAATGGGTTTATTAGAAATGATAAGTCCGCTTATCGCTAAATACGACGAACAACTCAAAAAACTAAAATTTGATTACGACAGGGAAATGCGTAACGCACAAGGGAGCGATGGATCTGCGGCTCTTACTGCAGCAGATAAAATCAAAAAGAAGATGGACGCAGTTGAAAGAAAACGTAGTGCTGCTATCGTAAAAGAACAAGCTAAAGCACCTACGGTTAAAACTCCTAAACAAGGGGAACTAGACCTGAGTGCTAAAGAAGGTATCGAGTCTTTACTAAATAAAGAATTATTAGTACACAGCAGTCCGAAAACAGGTATTAAAAGTTTACAACTTGATCCATCAGGATCTTCTCCTGGAGGTGTTTACCTTAACAGAAGTTTTTCTGATCCTAGAATTTTTGATTATGCCGAAGGCTTGGTGTCGCAAGGAAGTCCTAAAGGTGCTGCTTATTTAACTAGACCTAGATTTTCTAAAACATTAGACGCAGAAAATATTGATCAAAATACTTTAAGTAGGATAGACGAACTTATTGCAGAGTTTCAACCTAAAGGAGCTCCTACACCTGAGAACACTAATACTCAATATATATTACAAGGTTTATCAAGAAATAAAGCTAATGAAAATATGTATTTCCCGCATGGTTTTTCAGACGAACTTAATACAACTATAGCTGATCTCGGTTTTGATTCTTTACGTTATCCAACTAGAAAAGGTTTTGGAAAACTCGGTGAATCAGATACAGTGATTTCACTATCTCCCGAAGAAACTTTAGATATAATTGAAGAAATACCTTTTGAAGATATTTATAAAAGGATGTACGAATTACGAAAGTATAACGAATGACTTCTAACGCAGATAAGTTAGCAGCTTTACGGGAAATCGATGTTTCTCATTTATCTAAAGCAGAAGCTAAAGAATTTACGATTCTTTTAGAAGAACTAGAAAAACGTGAATTCCAAGAAAAAGCCACAAGCACCTTTATGGATTTTGTTAAATCTATATGGGCTGAGTTTATTAACGGTGATCACCACGTTAAAATGGCTAAAGCTTTTGACGATATTGCTACAGGTAAACTTAAACGTTTAATTATTAATATGCCGCCTAGACATACAAAGTCTGAGTTTGCATCACATTTGTTCCCTGCGTACCTTTTAGGAAAAAATCCTAAATTAAAAATTATAGAAGCAACCCATACCGCTGACCTTGCGGTTAACTTTGGACGTAAAGTTAGGGATTTAATTGACGGAGAAGAATACGCGGCTTTATTTCCTGAAACAGAACTAAAAGCAGATAGTCGTTCCGCAGGTAAATGGTTAACGAATAAAGGCGGTGAATATTACGCGGCAGGTATTGGTGGTGCATTAGCAGGAAGGGGTGCGGATTTATTTATTATTGACGATCCACATTCGGAACAAGACGCTATGTCCGATAAAGCTATGGAAGAAGCTTACGAATGGTTTATGTCAGGTCCGCGACAAAGGTTACAACCTGGAGGAGCAATCGTTATTGTAATGACCCGTTGGAATAAAAAAGACCTTACAGGACGGTTAGTTAAGAAAATGGCACAAGATCCTGGAGCAGACCAATGGGAAGTCATTGAGTTTCCTGCAATATTACCAAGCGGTAAACCCTTATGGGATAATTTTTGGAAACTAGAAGAACTAGAAAGTATAAAAGCATCGGTTAGTCCAGGAAAATGGGCGGCTCAATACATGCAAAGACCTACGGGTGAAGGTATTTCAATTATACCTAAAGATTGGTTTATGATTTGGGACGAAGAAAAGCCGCCTAAATGTGATTACCTTATACAAAGTTTTGATACAGCGTTTTTAAAATCAGAAAGAGCTGACTACACAGCTATTACAACGTGGGGAGTTTTTTATCCTGAAGGTAGAATCGGTGAAGAACATTATCACGGTGACGAAGCTCACTTAATTTTGATTGATTGTGTAAAAGAACGTTATGATTTTCCTGAACTAAAAGCTGAAGCATTACGTTTATATGATTATTGGCAACCTGATACAATTATTATTGAAGCGAAAGCTAGTGGTTTGCCATTAGTACAAGAATTACGTAGAATCGGTATTCCTGTAAATACTTTTTCTCCTGGAAAAGGGCAAGATAAAATAGCTAGGCTAAATTCTGTCTCTCCTATTTTCCAAGACGGACGTGTTTGGATTCCAGATAACAGGTGGGGTGAAGAACTTATGGATGAAGTTTCTGATTTCCCGAACGGTGAGAACGATGACTTAGTAGATGCAACAACTTTAGCGTTAGCTAGGTTCAGGGAAGGCGGGTTTTTAACACTTTCGAGTGATTATTTTGAAGAGGAAGAACCCTATCAAGGTGAAAGGGTTTATTATTGAGGAAAATCATACTATGATGTATTACCATGGCTATTGAAAAACAACCAATTCCTATGCGTTCTAGTTCTGAAGACCCAATCGAACTAGAATTAGTACAGCAACCCGACGAAGAAACTGAGCTTTTCGTTCAGCCTGACGGTTCTATTGTACGTGGCAGCGATATGGAAGAAGAAACACCGTCTAAGTTTGGCGAAAACTTAGCAGAAGTTTTAGACGACCGTGAATTAAATACTATTGCTGCAGAATTAGTTTCATCTTACGAAGAAGATTTAGATTCTAGAGACGATTGGTTTCAAACTTACAGTGAAGGTTTAGAATTATTAGGTATAAATTCAGATTCTAGATCACAACCTTTCGCTGGAGCTTCAGGAGTACACCATCCGATCCTTGCTGAAGCAGTAACACAGTTCCAAGCCCAAGCTTATAAAGAAATGTTACCCGCAGGTGGACCTGTAGATACAGAAGTTTTAGGAATTACCGACAATGCCAAGATGGAAAAGGCAAATCGTGTAAAAAACTTCATGAATTACCAAATTACGTACAAAATGGAAGAATATGACCCAGAAATGGATCAATTACTCTTTTATTTGCCGCTTTCAGGCTCATCTTTCAAAAAAGTTTACTACGATCCTGCGTTAGGACGTGCTGTTGCACGTTTTGTTAAGTCAGAACACCTTGTTGTTCCGTATTACGCAGTAGATTTACTTACCGCACCAAGAATTACCCACGTAATTCATATGAACGAGAACGAATTACGTAAATTACAAATCTCTGGGTTCTATAAAGACACCGATATGATGTCTCCGACCAGTAATCCTGATTTAACCGAAGTAGATGATAAAATTGACGAACTTCAAGGCTTAACCAGAACCGTAAGCGACGAAGAATTTACATTATTAGAAATGCACGTGAATTTAGACCTCGAAGGCTTCGAAGATGTAGACGCTAACGGTGAAGAAACAGGATTAGCGTTACCTTATATCGTTACTATCTGTAAAGATAATAATAAAGTATTAGCGATTAGACCTAATTACGATCAAAACGATCCTATGCGTAAAAAGATTGAATATTTTACTCATTATAAGTTTCTTCCAGGATTAGGTTTTTATGGTTTTGGTTTAATTCATATGATGGGTGGATTAACTAAATCAGTTACTTCTATTTTACGACAGTTGATTGATGCAGGTACGCTTTCTAATTTACCCGCAGGATTTAAATCACGAGGACTAAATATTCAACGTCATGATGATCCATTACAACCTGGAGAGTGGCGTGATGTCGATGCTCCTGGAGGTCGGTTAGCAGACGCATTTCTACCACTACCGTATAAAGAGCCAAGTGGTACATTAACTACATTACTAGGTGCTTTAGTTGATTCAGGTAAAAGATTTGCAGCAACGGTAGAAGATCCGACAGGCGATGGTAATTCCGAAGCTCCCGTAGGCACAACCGTAGCATTGATGGAAAAAGGACAACGAGTGATGTCCGCAATCCATAAAAGATTACATTACGCACAAAGATGTGAGTTTAAAATACTAAAAAGAGTATTTGGTGAGTTTTTACCGCCTGAATACCCTTATCAAGTACAAGGTGCTTCCGAAAACGTATTTAAACAAGATTTCGATGGTTCTGTAGACGTTATACCTGTTTCTGACCCTAATATCTTTAGTATGACGCAAAGAATTACATTAGCTCAGACACAATTACAAATGGCACAAGCCGCACCTCAACTACATGACTTACGTGAGTCGTATAAGAAAATGTATATCGCATTAAATATAAAAGATATTGATGCACTCCTTCCACCTGAAAAAGAAGTACCACCACGTGATCCTATTAGTGAACAACAAGCAGTTTTAACAGGAACACCGATTAGAGCTTATGAGTTTCAAAATCACGAAGCTTATATAGCAGCACATAGTGCTTTTTTACAAAATCCGATGGTAAAACAAAACCCAGTAGCGATGCAAGCAATAGGTGCAAATATACAAGAACACCAAGCGATGTTATATAGATTACAAATAGAACAAGCGATGGGTCAACCATTACCAGAAGTACAAACAGGACAAATGCCGCCTGAGATGATGAATGAGATCGCATTAATGGCACAAGCGGCAACACAACAAGTTACAGGTCAAGCACAAGCGATGGCAGCAGCAATGCAAACACCAGATCCACAAAGACAGATGTTCGAACAACAGTTACAACTTGAAAGAGAACAGTTGATGCAAAAAGAAGGCGACGATCAAAGAGATGCACAACTAGCCGCTATGAAGGCTGAACTAGATGCACAAATTAAACGTGAAAAGATCGAAGCAGATTTACGCGTACAAGATACTAAAGCCGCAATAGACTTGCAAGAACTAGAGCAAAGAGCTAAAGTTGATGCAGAAAAGAACTATACGGAATTAGTTAAAACGGTTCGAGAAACTCGAAAACAAAACGGAGAATAATATGCATAGAAATAAAGATTACCCGTCTCCTTCTAAAAAAGTAAACAGACCTGCACCTAGTGAACCAGTTATGGTTGATAACACTAAAACGCAATCTGTTACTGCTGGTGAAGTGAATACAGACGCAAAAGGTAACGTTGTTGGTAAAGAATCTAAAGTAAAAGCTTCTTACGGACAAACAAAAGGACTTCTTTGGTATAACTACATTAAATAAATGGATTATATCTTAGCTACGGAGCATTTGCTTCGTAAATATCGTGAGAGAAAAGAAGCTCTCACGCAAACGTTGGCTTCTGGAAGTGTTGAGAATTTTGAACAATACCAAAGGATAGTCGGTGAAATAGCAGGTTTGAGTTTCTGTGAACAGGAAATTCAAACTTTACATTCTAATATGGAGGATGCAAATGACTAGTAAAGTCGAAACAACAACTGTTCCAGATAGGGTAGATAATTTCGGTAGTAATGGTATGGCTAAAGCAGAATTAGCTTCAGAGCCAACAATTACTCCTGATAATGTAGACTCTCATGCAAGTTCTTTACCCCGTCCAACTGGGTATCGAATTTTAATATTACCTTTCAGCCCTAAAGCGGTAACTAAAGGTGGAATACATATAGCAAAACAAACGGTCGATAAGGAAAGGTTAGCGACTGTTGTTGGTTATGTAGTAGCTACAGGACCTGACGCTTATAGTGATCCACATAAGTTTCCAGAAGGAGCTTGGTGTAAAGAAGGTGATTGGGTTATCTTCGGTCGATATGCTGGAGCTCGTTTTCAAATAGAAGGTGGCGATATGCGTCTTTTAAATGATGACGAAATCTTAGCTTGTATCGATGACCCAGAAGCAATTTTATCATAACAAACTTGAGGAGGACTCATGCAAAATAACGAAGCCGAAAAAATAGAATTAGAACTTCCCGAAGGGGAAGTTGATATACGGGAAGCAGATGTAGACGATTCGATTAAAGACGAAGTAGTCGAAGAAGAAGCTCCTGTAGAAGAAGTAAAAGATGAATTAGATGCGATTTCTGATTCAGTGCAAAAGCGTATCGATAAGTTAACTTATAAGATGCGAGAAGCAGAAAGACAGCGAGATGAAGCTGTTAACTATGCTCAAAGTGTTAATCAAACAGCGACTAGTTTAAAAGAAAAATTAAAAAATTCTGATACTTCGCTTTTCAAAGAGTACGATAACAGGGTACAATCTGAAATTGAAGGAGCAAAGAGACTTTTAAAAGATGCACAAGAAGCAGGGGATAGTGAAGCAGTGGTTGAAGCAACTACAGTTCTTTCTCGTGCTACCGCTGAAGCTGAAAATCTTAAAAGACTACAAGCTCAACAACAAGTTAGGGAAAAAGCTAAACCAGAAGAAGTTCCTGTGGAGGCTTATCAACCTACCTTACAGCCAGAACAAGCTCCAGGACCAGATCCTAAAGCTGAAGCATGGGCTGAAAAGAACACATGGTTTGGAGATGACCAAGCAATGACATTTGCAGCATTTGGAATACATAAAGAATTAGTAGAGGAAGGTGTTGATCCGACTTCTGATAATTACTATTCTCAAGTTGATAAACGCATGGCTGAAAATTTCCCACACAAGTTTTCTAACGAGCAACCTGCCCCCGTGCAACAGGTCGCTGCTTCTAGCCGAGGGGCTAGTGGTAAAAAATCATCACGCAAAATTAAGTTGACACCTAGTCAAGTAGCAATAGCTAAAAGACTAAATGTGCCACTAGAAGAATATGCTAGACATATTGAAGGAGTATAAAATGACCGAAGAAAATAAAACAGAAGTCAATACTGATCGTAACTCACGATCTGCAGAGACACGAGCCTCTCAAACTCGCAGAAAGCCTTGGGCTCCCCCGTCTATGTTAGACGCACCCGAAGCTCCTCCTGGATATCAATTTAGGTGGATTCGTGAAGCTACTCGAGGAATCGATGATAAATCTAATATGTCTAAACGTATTAGAGAGGGATATGAACCTGTGAGAGCAGAAGACTATCCTGATTTCGAAGCTCCTACTATTGAAAACGGTAGCAACACTGGAGTAATTGGAGTCGGAGGATTAATACTTGCTAAAGTTCCAGTCGAAACCGCAGAAGAACGTAATGCTTATTTTAAAGATCAAGCAGATACCGCGATGCAAGGTGTAGATCAAAACTTTATGCGAGAAAGTGACCCAAGAATGCCTATTAAGGATAGTGATATCCAAAGGACTTCTAAAGTCGCCTTCGGTAGTAAGCCTACCGATGCAAAGTAATTAATAATAACAATGTATATAGACAAAGGAGAAAACAATGGCTAATACAAATAAACCAGATGGTTTTACTCCCGCATACCATATGTACGGAGGTGTTATTCGCCCTGCTAAAATGAGAATCGCAAGTGCAACTAACGCATCAATCTTTTCAGGTGATGTTGTTAATTTATCTAGTGGTTATGTCATTCAAGGCACAGCGACAGGCACACCCGTAGGTGTATTTTACGGAGTATACTTCACAGCTACTGACGGCACCCCAACTTTCTCGAAAGTTTGGACTGCTGACACAGCTACCCAAGGCGGAGCAGACGCAGAAGCTCTCGTTTATAATGATCCTGGGATCGTTTACGAGGCTCAATTTACAGCTGGAACACCAGCAGTAAGTTTTATCGGCTCTAAATATACTCTTTCTACGACTGCAGGTTCCACAGTGAACGGTAGATCAAAGGAAGGGGTCACAGCAACTACTTCAAGTGGTGTAGCGTTAATGGTAGGATTCGCTTCGCAACCGAGCAACGAAATCGGTGCTCATGCGAGAGGACTCTTTACATTCCCGACTAACACATTTGCGGTCTAATCAAGGAGATAAATAATGGCGATTAACAGAGCACAACTAGTTAAAGAACTAGTACCTGGACTCCATGCTCTCTTCGGATTAGAGTATGAGAGATATAATAACGAGCACGAAGACATCTTCGATACTGAGAACTCCGAAAGGGCTTTTGAGGAAGAAGTAATGTTAAGTGGGTTCGGTGAAGCACCGACTAAAGGAGAAGGAGCCGCAGTCATTTATGACACAGCTCAAGAATCTTTTACTTCGCGTTATACACACGAGACTGTAGCATTAGCATTTGCATTGACAGAAGAAGCAATCGAAGATAACCTCTACGATACACTCTCTTCAAGATATACAAGAGCTTTAGCAAGGTCTATGCAACAAACTAAACAAGTGAAAGCAGCAAACGTATTAAACAATGCGTTTAATTCTTCATTTGTTGGTGGTGATGGAAAAGAGCTTTGTGCTACAGACCATCCGACTGTTGCAAACGTTGATTTAAGTAACGAGCTGTCTACAGCTGCTGACCTTAATGAAACTTCTTTAGAGCAATCATTGATTGATATCGCTGGATTTAAGGATGAAAGAAACCTTAAAGTGAATGCACAAGCAAGGAAATTAATTATTCCACCTGCTTTGCAATTCGTAGCGGATAGATTGATGGAAACTCCAGGAAGAGTTGGTACTTCAGATAATGATATTAATGCAATTAGAAATATGGGAATGGTCTCAGAAGGCTACGTTGTAAATCATTATCTAACAGATACTGATGCGTTCTTTATCAAAACTGACGTCCCTAACGGATTGAAACATTTCGTTAGAAGTCCTGTAGCTACTAGTATGGAAGGCGACTTCGAAACTGGTAACGTAAGATACAAGGCTAGAGAACGTTATAGTTTTGGTTTTAGTGATTGGAGAGGTATCTTCGGTTCACCAGGAGCCTAATTCATTAACGTGAATTCATTAAAGGGGAACTTCGGTTCCCCTTTTCTTTTTGTAGGCATTCATATACAATCAAAAGACTAGGATTTATTAACTTGTTCTACAGACTGACCTAGCAGACAAGCCGAGACAGTAGAACTTATTTCCACGGAGGAAATTATGGCAAAATCAACCTTTTCGGGTCCTGTACAATCATTAGCAGGATTTATATCAGCAGGTAATGCTAACGTTGTTAGTTTAACTGCGGACACTACTTTAACAGTAGCTGCACACGCAGGTAAAATTTTAACAACTAACGATGCGGATGGTAAATTTACTTTACCTACTATCGTAGCTACTGCTCCAGGAAGAGACGATGATCCTAATCAAACAAATAACTTAGGTGCATCATTCTTTTTTGTAGTAGAAACTGCAGCAACTGACATGGACATCTTAACAGATGGTACAGATAAGTTTGTAGGTGGACTTTACACTGGTGTAACAGACGCAACAGGTAAAACTTTTATTTCTGGTGCATCTAACGATGTTATCACAATGAATGGTTCTACTAAAGGCGGACTTGCAGGTAGTATCGTTAAAGTTACTGCTATGGGAAGTGCTAAATACTCAGTAGAAGGAATTATTTTAGGGTCAGGAACTTTAGTTACACCATTTGCTGACGCTTAATCTTAATATAGGAGATTAATATGAGTTCATCAGATGTAAAAGCGACCGTAGCTCTCAGTGCCACAGGACAACTACAAGGGTTCATAGGAGCTGGAGCAGGTACTGCTACTAATTTAGGTCCAATAAGGATTCAGTCTGTTCAAGCACAAGCAAGTGCTGCAGACGGTTCTATAAAAATCTATGACGGAACGGGTGCAAGTGGGACTAAGTTACTTATTGAATTTAAGTTCGGTTCAGCAGCAAATGAGTCTTTTGACCATTATTTGCCTAACGACGGAGTAAAATTTGATACAGGGGCTTATGTTGTGTTGGCTAACTGCGACTTTTTTGTAGCATACTACAACTAACATGGCAACCTCGGGAACTCGTGCATTTAGTTTAGATGTAGCGACCGCAATCGAAGAGGCGTACGAACTTGCAGGATTAGAAGCTCGTACGTCTTATGATGCTGTTACAGCACGTCGTTCCATGAATATAATGTTTGCCGATTGGTCAAACAGAGGTATTCAGATGTGGGAGGTAACTAAAATAGAGTTAACTCTTACAGAAGGCACGAATGAGTATACTTTAAATTCTTACGATATTGATGTTCTAGACGCTTACGTAGAAAGAACAGTAGGAGGTGTTGTAACTGATTACCCCCTAGACAGAATAGATCGAAACGAATACGTAGGTATTCCTAATAAAGCAACTAAAGCACGTTCTACAGAGTTTTGGTTAGAACGTAAAAAATCACCAGTTATTCATCTTTATCCAACGCCCGAGAACTCAACGGACAAACTCATTTACTATGTATGGCGTACAATAGAGGATGCTGCGGCTTCGCTTAATGATGTAGATATACCTACAAGATTTATGCCTTGTTTAGTATCTGGACTAGCTTATTATCTTTGTATAAAGAAAAACGTTCAAAAACTTCCTGTTATACAAGATTTATATGAAAGAGATTTAGCTAATGCTTTACGCTATGATGAGGATCGTTCTAATATAAGATTAGTTCCTAAACAAGAATATATCTAATGGCTTACGCTTCAGGAAAATATGCTTACTTTATTTGCGACACTTGTGGATTTAGATATCCATATAAACAAGCTAGAGGTACTTGGGAAAACAATAGAGTTTGTCGAGAGTGTTACGAACCTAAACACCCACAATTAGATCCTCCTAGTATTGGAGCAGATGCAGAACTTCTTTGGAGACCTAGACCAGATGTTCCCGCTCCAACAACAGGACAAGGCTACGCTATAGTTTCTAATCCTGTAAACTCTGCGGGTATAAGTGCTCCTATTATGTGGGCAGAAAATAGCGACACAATAGGTTCTATGTATATAGTTCCTCCATTAACTGGAAGTGTAGGAGAAATAACAATATCAGGAGTAGCAGCAACACCTAGTCCAAGTCCTACCCCGTCTCCATCTATAACCACTTATACAATAACTGTAGCAAGTTATTTAGGTTCAAATTATTTTTATATAGACGGTTCAAGAGCAGCAGCTTTAACATTAACCGAAGGACAAACATATAAATTTGATCAATCAGACAGCACTAATAGCAGTCATCCGTTAAGAATATCAACAACCTCAAACGGTACGCATGGAGGAGGGTCTGAATATACAACAGGTGTTACTACAAGCGGCACTCCTGGAAGTTCAGGAGCTTACACTCAAATTGAAGTAGCGTCTGACGCACCAACTTTATATTATTATTGCACTAACCATAGTGGAATGGGAGGTATAATATATACAACATGAGTTTTACATATACAACATTAAAAACAGCTATACAAGATTATCTTGACAGTACCGAAACTAGTTTTGTAAGTAATTTACCTACGTTTATAACAACAGCCGAAGAACGTATTTTAAAAAACGTTCAATTAAATGATTTTAGAAAAAATCAAGTAGGTAATCTTACAGCTTCAGGTCCTTATTTAGAAACACCTGCTGATTATTTATCGCCTTTTAGTTTAGCAGTAATTGACAGCAGTAGTAATTATAGCTATTTATTATTAAAAAACGTTTCTTTTATTAGAGACTATACTCCTAATCCAACTACAACAGGGTTACCTAAATACTATGCTGAGTTTGACGATAATACTTTTATTATTGCTCCTAGTCCTGATGCAGCTTATGAAGTTGAATTACATTATTATCATAGACCCCCCTCCCTTACAACTACCTCAGGCAGTGAAACAACATGGTTATCTGAAAATGCTCCTAATGCTTTATTGTATGGAAGTTTAGTTGAAGCCTGTACTTATCTTAAAAATTATGAAATAATACCTGCATATGAGTCTAAGTTTGTAGAAGCTTTAGTAAGTTTAAAAAACCTAGGCGAAACACAACTTACATCAACAAGAGATCAAACCAGATACGATGAAATAAGGAGAGAACCTCAAGCATGAGGATAAAAGAACTCGAAGGAAAAAACATTGCAATAGTTGCTATGGGTGAAAGTCAATTAGATTTTCATCTTAGTTTAGTTCATTCAAAAACTTATGACGAAGTTTGGGGAATAAATTGTATGGGAGCTATTACTAAATGTGATAGAATTTTTATGCTAGATCCAGTTAGTAGGTTTATGGATACAGACGACGCAGGAAGTCAAACAGATATTATGAGACGATGGCTACCTGTTGCTGATATGCCTATATACACCTGTGAACTAGATCCCAGATGTCCTTCTGCAGTGCTTTACCCTTTACAAGACGTTGTACAAGACGCAGATTGTGCGTACTTAAACAACACCGTGCCTTTTGCTTTTGCTTTTGCTTTATACAATAAAGTTGGAAGTATCAACTTGTTTGGTATAGATTTTAGTTATAGAGGTAATTTACATTTTGCAGAAGCAGGAAAAGCTTGTTGTGAATTTTGGTTAGCTAAATGTATAGAAAGAGGAATGACTGTAAATGTTGCAGCTAGATCAGGTTTATTAGATACAGATTGTCCTATAGAAAAAAGAGTTTATGGCTATCACAGACTTGACGATCCTGATATTATAATTCTGGATGATCAAAAAACATATCACCAAGTTAAACTTTCTGAATACAATAAAATGATGCAAGAAGAAAAATTAAAAAACATCACAGAAATAAGAACTGTGCTAGATACACCCCCAGAAGCAAAAAGATATTAATATGATAGATAATATAACTTTAGGAAATGTCGGTTCTATTACAGTTGAAACACAACAAAATAGAGGACACCCGCCTGAATTTTGGGCAGAACAATTAACTAATAGAATCTGTGGAATAAGTGAAGATGCTGCTCCTCACGTAAGACAACAAGCAGAAGCATATAAACTAGCTATTTACAACGCAATCATTTACTATATTAAACAAGCAATCAATAGTGAACGATGCACGATGCGTAACCTATTAGAACAACAAGGTCACGAAGACCTAGCTAAAATATTGAAGGAGATTTAACATGGCAATATCATCAACACTTACAACTAGTTTTAAGAAAGAACTATTAGAAGCTAAACATAATTTTTTAGCGTCTGGCGGTAATTCATTTAAATTAGCTTTATACACTAGCTCAGCAACAATGGGTGCTACTACTACAGCTTATAGCACAAGTCAAGAATCATCAGGAACAAACTATACTGCGGGTGGTTCAGCTTTAACAAATATTAATCCAACAAGTTCAGGAACTACAGGTTTTACTGATTTTGCTGATTTAACATTTGGTACAGCGACTGTTACTGCTAGGGGTTGTTTGATTTATAACGACACAAATTCTGATAGATCAGTAGCTACTATTGATTTTGGTGGCGATAAAACTTCAACTGCAGGAGACTTTACTATTGTCTTTCCAGCAGCAGCGGCTTCTACAGCGATTATAAGAATCGCCTAGCCTTAAATGGCTATCGTTAACGGTTGGGGTCGAGGCACGTGGGGTCAACTCACATGGGGCGAAGCTATACCAGTCACACTTAGTGGTTTATCAGCCACATCCGCATTAGGCACAATAACAACTGATGCAGAAGCAACAATTACTCTTACAGGTTTTAGTGTTACAGCCACTAATGGTGGTGTTGCAGTAGATGCAGGTGGTGTTGTAGGCGTAAATGGTTTAGCAGGAACTTCTGCTTTAGGTACAGCAACTACAGTTTCAAACAATACTTTAAATGTTTCAGGTTTAGCAGGAACTTCTGCTTTAGGAACAGCTACAACTGACGCAGAAGCTAATGTAAGTCCTTCAGGTTTAGGAGCCACAGGTGGAGTAGGATCACTTACTACCGTAGCTAAAGCCAAGCAAACTCCAACAGGACAAGCGGGTACCTCAGCCTTAGGTACTGCAACCACAAAAACTGATAATAGGTTTGTGATAAATGTATTTGGTAATACCGAAGGATTAGTTGGAGATCCAACCTTTAACTGTAAAGCTAATGTTACAATAACAGGTGTATCAGCTACGGGTGTAGTGGGTACGACAAATATTTGGTCACCAGTTAAAGATGACCAAACAGCTAACTGGAGAGAAGTTGCAGCATAATTGTTTCAAAAACTATAAACTTTGCTCTTTTTGGTTTAATATATAATAAAATGGCATAATAAATGCTTAGAGGTGAGAAATGGCAACTTATGTAAATAATTTAAGGCTCAAAGAAATCGCTACAGGTGATGAGTCTGGGACTTGGGGTACTTCTACTAACACTAATCTGGAATTAATTGGTGAAGCTTTAGGTATAGGTACTGAAGCTATAACTACTAACGCAGATACTCACGCGACCACAGTAGCAGATGGAACAGCAGACGCAGGTCGAGCTTTTTATCTTAAATATACAGGCACGTTAGATTCAGCCTGTACTATTACGATTGGTCCAAACACCATGAAAAGGGTACAAATTATAGAAAACGCTACTAGTGGATCTCAAAATATAATTATTTCACAGGGCTCTGGAGCTAATGTAACCATAGGAAATGGCGAAGTTGCTGTTGTCCAATTAGATGGAGCAGGAAGCGGAGCAGCAGTATTAGATGTATTTACTGACTTAGCAGTTACAGATAGCTTATCCATTAACGGTACAACTCTTACCATAGGTGATGCAACAGCCGAAGATACTAAAATAGTATTTGACGGTAATGCTCAAGATTATTATGTAGGACTGGATGATAGTGCCGATGATTTAGTTATAGGTCTTGGTTCAGCAGTAGGTACAACCCCTGCCATATCCGTAGATGAAAACCAGTTTGTTACTATGCCTAAAAAAGTTACAGCGTCTACTTCAGCTAACATTAGCCAAGTAGCTATTACCTCAAGCTCTAATGCAGTAGCTTGGGACGCTAGAGCAGCCGCAAACGCATATCATGTTACAACTGAGAACACCACGTTTTCAGCCCCCAGTAACGCTGTAGAAGGTGCAATTATTTCTGTAGAAATAGCACAAGGCGGTACAGCTAGAACAATAGCTTGGAACACAGTTTTTGAATTTGCTGCCAGTACAGCTCCTACAATTACAGCAACAGCCAACAAAACAGACATACTAGCCTTTAGATATAATGGCAGCGTGTGGCAGGAAATCGGTAGAGTTCAAAACCTAGCACAAACATAATATGGAAACGCTACAGCGTACAGCAAATAGAGGAAGCATATCTACTGGCTTTGATATTGATAACTCTGTAAAATTTGAAGCTGATAATACTGAGTATATGAAGTTTACTTCAAGTCAAAGTGGT